TGCATTTCGTCTGCTATAATTACTGAATTTTTAAAAGTCCGACCTCTCATATATGCTAGAGGACTGGTCTCAATGATTCCTTCCGCTACCATATGTTCAATTTCTTTGGAATTGTAATTTTCAGCTATCACATCCATTATAGGCCTTGTCCAAGGGGCCATTTTTTCATTTAGATCCCCGGGTAAAAACCCGTGATCTTCATCTACTGATACAGCTGGTCTTGTAATTATTATCTTGCTAGCATCTCCGTATTTGAGTTGATCAATAGCCCATTGCACAGCCAGCATGGTTTTACCCGTGCCTGCAGGACCTGTAGCAAACACAATCATTTTATTTGGATCGTTTAGCTTTAACAGGTAGTCTTCTTGACTGAGATTTTTGGGATATATTTGAACTCTAGGACGTTTTTTGTAAGATGTGTTATCTACTAAGTTAATGACGTTAGACGTTTGGTAATGATGAGCATTAGCTGTTTTCAGCGGTGCTGCTTTTCTTCTCTTCATATAAGGTTAGCCCTCCTGTAAGTGTTAGGCACGGACCTCAAACCGTTGGTGTCCGTGGCCGAACACAACAGTATTTAACAACAAGTTTCAAAAGTTATAAGTTGTGTTAAAGAAACTACCGGAATAAATACAATGGGAGATACTATGGCCGACATCAAAGACATTATAGCTAATATAGAAAACGTATACGGATCTAACAATAGTCTCAATCTTTTGAAAGATTTTGAAAGAGTTATTGATGAATTAGACACCTACGTCTACGATAATTGGATAGAAGGCGAACTAGTCCAAGGTCCTATTGAAAGTAGATACTGGGTGCAGTGTACATTCATGTGGCCCAAAGAAAAAATGCCCGAACCGCAAGGTGGCAAACGCCTGTTGGACTATGGCTGTAAAGTGCAGTTTGCAGAAACTAAACTGGCTAAAGTTAGAAAAATTAAAAAGCCCGATGATATTAGACCCGGAACGAAGAAAGGTAAAATTGATCAAGAAGATGTATGGATGGTCAAAATTACTATGCCTAAAAAATTAATGAATGATATCAACCGCGGATACCGTAATCTAGATAAAAATAAAGTTGAAGATATTCTAAATCAACAGGGTGCTGTTAACATTCAGGCCGATGCAGCAGAAGCACAAGTACAGGATATGGCAAATGCAGAACAACCAGCAGCTTAACGAAGGATTGAGATCGTTAGATCTACAAGAAATGATCTATCCACTATTCGAGATTGACAGTCATAGATCTAAAATGGGTGAAGACCGAGATGTTTGCGTAATTACCTTTAAAGTCAAAGATCGAAATCCTGCCAAGGACGTCATGGAATTTATAGAAAAAGGATTTGAGTTTGTTCTTGATTCCGATGTCAGCTCTGGAGAAAACGCCAAAGGTGAATATTTTGTATTTGTCGAACTAAATCGTACCCCCCAAATTTCTAAACAAATTGAAGAAATTACTCACGGAGTTGAGAAACTTACAGGAATAGATAACTGGAAATTTAAATATCACAAGATGACTGATGAATTTGATATGACTCAAGAATCATTGGATCGAATTGTTCCTCCTACTCCCGACAAATACGATCGCAATCTAAATAAATTACAAACGGAAGGCATTAAACGTTTCTTCAACAAAACTCTAATGGACGATCTAACACTAGAAGGTGATGTTATCACAATCCATAAACCTTTTAACAAGCAGGTCAAACTGCGTATGGTTAAAGAAGCTGCTACTGATTCTATCCTAGAAGGTGTAGTAGACGCAATCATAATGGATGATGCAGCCACTAGTGAAATATTTTGGCTAACTAAAATACTAGGCGACTACAATATCAACAAGGTAGGCGACAAATTTATGTTTGACAACCGTGGTCAAGCAATGCTACTACAAAGGATTGAGCAATGAGTTTTACATTTGATTTTACCAAACAACAGCTAAAAGAAATGATTCCAAAGAATCCCTATGCGGATCAATGGTTTGAAGCAATTTACGAAATACTTCCAGAATACGAAATTACAACTCCACAACGGGTGGCTGCTTTCCTAGCACAATGCGCTCACGAAAGCGGTGGCTTTGTTTTTCTAAAAGAAAATTTAAACTACAAGGCAGCTAGCCTACGCAGAGTGTTTCCCAAGTACTTCCCGGATGATGCTACGGCTGCTCAATATGCAGGCAAGGGTGAAATGATTGCTAACCGAGTGTACGCTAACCGTATGGGCAACGGGGACGAAGCAAGTGGTGACGGATTCCGTTATTGTGGTCGTGGACTTATTCAATTGACTGGCAAGAACAATTACACATTCTTTGCAGGTTCATTAGATATTCCTGTTGAAGAAGCCAGCGAATACCTACAGACATTTGAAGGTGCTGTACAGTCGGCCTGTTTCTTCTGGGAACAAAACAAACTAAACCAGTGGGCAGATGCAGGTGATATCCTAACATTAACCAAACGCATCAACGGCGGGACTATCGGCCTAGAAGATCGCATTAAACATTACGAACACGCTCTGCATATCTTCGGAGCACACTAATGAGCCAAGTAGCATGGATGATTGGTCTAGTACCTGATGCTGTACTAAGCGGCTTATATTGGCTCATCATTGCTGCTGGTGTTACTGGAGTACTTGCTGGTTGGTTAGGCAAGTGGATTCCATTCTACGGAAACTATGTAAAGATACTACAACCAGTTGGCATTGTGTTGCTGGTGTTGGGCGTGTGGCTACGTGGCGGTTATGATACAGAAATGGCATGGCGAGCAAAGGTTGCCGAAGCTGAAGCACGAGTTGCTGTTGCTGAACAACAATCAAAAGAAACCAACACAGTCATAGAACAAAAAATAGTTGAAAAAACCAAAGTAATCAAAGGCAAGACTGAATACATTACACAATATCTTGACCGTGAAGTTGTAAAGAAAGAAGAAATCATCAAATACATTGAACAATGTCCTGTGCCTAAAGAGATCATCGATATACATAACCAAGCTGCTGATATGAACAAGGCAGCAGAGGGTAAGAAATGAAATACATTATTCTAAGTCTTACTCTAGTTCTAGCTGCTTGTTCTACTCCTGTTCCAGTAAAACAAAAGTTTCCAGATGTTCCTAAAGCCCTAGTAGAAAGATGCGACAGTCTTAAAAAAATAGAAGGCGATCGAGTTGCTATTACAGAAATGCTTAAGGTAGTTGTACAAAACTACGGTATGTATTACGAGTGTGCAGCCAAAGTTGACGGCTGGAATGATTGGTATCAGGAACAAAAACGCATTTATGAGAGTGTAAAATGAAAATTACAATTGGTATTATAGCCCTAATGCTGTCGGGTTGCGCGATTATGTCTAATCCAGAAGTTGAAAAATCTGTGTCTAGAGATAAAACCATGGAACAAATGGCCAAGGCTGCATTGATTAACGATATGTTGCACAGTCCAGATGCTCACGTAAGAGCAAAGGGTGCTACAATTGCAGAGAAGTTTTTAACAGAACCCAAAAAGAACTTATTTGGATTTTGATTAAATAGTAGTATATTAAGCAGGAGCGAAAGATGGCATTAATAGATTCAGTATTAAATTTAGTAAACAAACAACCAAAAGATCCAGACGCACCTAAGCCTCCAGTAGGATCAAGATCAGAGCGTGAAGCAAAATTAAAAGACAAAGCAGGTATGGTTATTTCCATCTTTGCTCTGTTGCTGGCAGTTAATGCATGGTATGGTGGCAAACTATCCAGCACAGTATTAAACAATACACTAGGTGCCAACAATACTTGGGCACAATACCAAGCCAAAGCAGGTCGTGGGGTTACATACGAAATTGCCGCCAAGACAACTGCTGATCCAAAACTAAAAGAAGAATTCCAAGCTGAAAAAGAACGCATGGATGTTGACAAGAAAGAAATTGCTGTTAAAGCAAGAGAAATGGAAGCAGTTCGTGAAGAAGCTAAAAAGTCTAGTCCTTGGATTGGTTATGCAAGCACGGCCTACCAATTGGCTATTGTTGTGCTATCAGCAAGTATTTTAGCAGTTAGTGTAGCCATGTTCTGGGGCAGTTTTGTAGTAGCAGGCGTTGGTATACTACTAAGCCTAAACGGCCTATACCTTTGGATATAAAAATGAAAACACAACTACTATTAGAGTTTGCCAACATAGCGCAAACTACATATGACAATCCTAAAACCTCCACTGCCAAGTTTAAAGCGTTAGGATATAAGATTATTCAGTTCTTCGACATAGACGGAGCACAGGCATATCTGTTAACCAATGATACTATTACTGTGCTGAGTTTTAGAGGCACTGAGGTAACTGAAAAGTCAGATGTGTTGGCAGACCTAAAATCTGGTAAGAACTTAGAAGCCTGTGGTGGTAAGGTACATGTTGGTTTCAAAGGTGAGATCAATAAATTGTGGCCCAGTATCACTGCCGCACTAGAAGCCAATCCAGGTAACCTATACGTGACCGGTCATAGTCTTGGTGCTGCCATGGCCACCATCGCTGCCAGTCGTATACAGGATCGTGTGACAGCATTGGTAACATTCGGTTCGCCGAGAGTGGGTAACAAAGAGTTTGTTGACAGTGTGTTTGTTGAACACTACAGAGTGCAGAACAACTGTGATGATGTGACCAAAGTTCCTTTTATGTTGATGGGATTTACACACCACGGAACACACAAGTATATGAACTTCTACGGTGAGTTTAGAGATCTAACTCCTTGGCAACGTGTGAAAGACATGGCCCGTAGTAGACTAAAAGCTAGAGCCAAAGGGCAAAAGTACATTGGTGTGTTTGATCACATGATGGCAAACTATATTGCCAAATTAGAAAAAGCAGGAGAAGAATAAAATGGAATTGGAACAAATCAAAGAAAAGATGAGTGCTGGCGAAGCCAAGGGCGCACTGATCGAAAAGGTAACATTTGCTGTGCTACCAATCATGTTTGCCTGTGTGGTGTACTTGATGAATGCACTGAGTGGTGTGAGTCATCAACTTACCATTCTTGAAGGCAAGATGCAGTTGGTGGTGACATCAGACAACAAACAAGCACCAAACATGGGTGCTGAACTGGCTCGTGAAAAACTGCGCCAAGACTTTATGCAAGCCAACACAGACGCTGTGAGCCGTGAGGCCGCAAACCGTGCCATCATTGATACTTTGTCATGGCGTGTAGCAGAGTTGGAAAAGCACAAAGACAGACAATTGTCTAATGGTGGGAAGAAGTAATCATGGCTGAAGAAACTAAAAGCGCAAGCGAACAGAAAAAAGAAGATTGGATGAACTCAAAATGGCGTCCAATGATGGGTTGGATGTATATGCTTGTTTGTACTATGGACATGGTTGTATTTCCTATCTTATGGAGTCTGCTACAAACTACTGTAGGCACAGGTCTCACACAATGGAATCCGCTAACACTTCAAGGTGCTGGTCTATTCCATATTGCTATGGGTGCAGTTTTAGGTATTGCGGCATTTGGTCGCACACAGGAAAAACTAGGAGGAGCAAACAATGGCGGACTACAAACACCAGGAACAGGATTTGCAAGCGGGCCTTCAACATTTAGCCAACCTCAAGCAGGAGGCTTCGGCTCATCCGGTGGTTATAATTCACCAGCACCGAGCAGCTTTGGTGGCAATTCAGGATTTGGAGCACCAACAGGTGGCGGGTTTAATTCAGCACCAAGCTGGGGAACAACTCCAGTCTCATCACCAGCAGTAGTTGCAGGGTTTGGCGGAAAGCCTGCACCCATGCAACCAGAGCAACCACAAATTTAAAGGAATGATCATGAAAAATTTATTAGCATTATTATTAGTTTCGGCAGTTGCTATGGCTCCTGTAGCCGGTGCTTGCGAGACGCCAGAAACTAAAAAAATCTGTGTTGACCTACAGGGCAAAGACGGCAAGCCTGTTATTGATCCAAAAACCAAAAAGCCCAAGCAAGAGTGCAAAGAAGTTAAGAAGCACAAAAAACACGAAGCTACAGAAGTACCTGACGGTAAGAAAAAATGAAACGTCTAGTTCTTATAGGCCTGGTTGCACTTCTACAAGGGTGTGCAACCTTTTCTTTTCAAAATATTAAAGATCAAATACCTAGTTTTTGGGATGACAATCAAAGTAGAAGCGTGATTGATATTAGACAAAGTGTTGAAAAATTAAACTGCAAAGAACCTCATGCTGCACAGGTCAAAATTATTAAAGATAACATACAATGGTTTATTTTGTACAGTGATAGCAAGGGAACCAAAGATGTGCTAACACTTGTTAAACCTATGGAATCTACAGTAGACGACTTTTATAAACGTAGCCTGGAAAAACAAGGTACAGAAATCTATTGCGATATAAAAAAGAAGATTTTAATTACACAAAGCTCTACAGTGGCTAAAACTGTTATAGGGAGATTCTAATGAGTCAAGAATTACACCAGTTAGCACAAGGGCAAGGTCCAATGGCCCAAAGAGCCCAATATGCTCTGCAGATAACAGAAGCATTTCAAGCTGGCCAAATTAGCCAATCAGAATACAATGAGCTGCTTCAAGATTTAATTCGAACCGATATATTAGAATCCGAAGCAGACGATATACAATTTAAAACCATGTTGGTGTATGGAGTTTCTGCATTGATAAAAATTGTGTAACTAAAAGATTTCGCTTAAATAATAGGGTCGCAAGCGACCCTATTTTTATTTAAGAACATGGATTATTATAATACACTCGGTATATCAAAATCTGCTTCGGAAGCAGATATCAAAGCTGCCTACAGAAAGATGGCCATGAAACACCATCCTGATCGCGGCGGCGATGAGAAGAAATTTAAAGAAGTAACTGAGGCATACGAAACACTCAGTGACCCTCAAAAAAAACAGATGTTTGATATGGGAGTAGATCCCAATGCTCAACATACTAGTTATAGGCAAGGAAGTCCGTTTGAATTTCACTTCAACACAGGAAACTTTGAAGACGTCTTTGGTAATTTTGGATTTGGTCCTGGCAGGGCAGTAAGAAAAAACAAAACATTGAATGTAAACATTGAGGTTACTCTCGAAGATATACTCAAAGGTAGAGTAATAGATGCAGAGATAGGCATACCCAATGGCAGTAAACGGCTAGTAAACATTGAAGTGCCGCCTGGTATAGAAAGCGGACAACAGATACGATACAGAGGCATGGGAGAACATACCTTAAAAGATGTGCCACCGGGAGATTTAATTGTCAACATATTGGTCAAACCACATTCTGTGTTTCAAAGACAAGGCGACATGTTGATGATAAAGAAATTTATTTCTCCCTGGGATGCTATACTGGGCTCCGAAATAACTATAGAAACCATTGACAAAAAAACATTGACTATAGGTATTCCAGCAGGTACACAACCAGACACGGTATTAAGTTGCCGTGGTGAAGGTCTACCTAATATGAGAACCAAGGTCAGAGGCAATCTGTTGATCAAAGTACAGATAGAGATTCCAAAGAATTTAAACTCTGAACAAAAAGATGTTGTTGAACAAACAAAGTTGAAATTTATTTGACAATAGATTTATAATTTGTTAAAATAAGTTGTTGAATTAAGGAAATAATACTAATGATCGAACCAAGTCAAAGTCTACAAAATATCTTTGAATTTTCTGTAGGAGTTGCCAAACAGCTAACACACGAATATATCACCATTGAACATCTAGCATTTGGTATGATGAGCGACGAATCAACATTCAAACTCATAGAGCAATACGGTGCCGATGCTAATTTTATTAAAACCAATCTAGAGCATTATCTCAAAAATAATCTCGAAGATATTAAAAATACAGCCGTTGAAAAACCAAAAAAAACTCATTCTGTAGAAAGAGTTCTCAATCGTTGTTTCAGTCAGGTGTTGTTCAGTGGCAGACAAAAGATTGAAATATTTGATGTTATTGCAAGTATACTAAGTGAAAAAAATAGTTTTGCGTTTTATTTCTTTAATAAAGGCGGAATACACAAAGAAAAATTTGTGAAATACATTCACGAAAACATAATTCAAGAAGAAGAAGAAAGCGAGCATCAAGTAGTGAATGTAAATCAAGTAGAAAAAATATTAAATCAATTCTGTACAAATTTAAGTTTGCACGCCAAACAACGCAAGATAGATCCAGTCATTGGTCGAGATGAAGAATTAGAAAAAATACAATTGATACTTGCTCGCCGTAGCAAATGTAATGTCTTAATGGTGGGCGATCCCGGTGTAGGTAAAACTGCCATTGCAGAAGGACTAGCCCGCAAGATCTTTGAAAAGAAAGTTCCTAAGTTTATTCAAGACCATCAGGTATATACTCTCGATATCTCAGCGTTACTTGCTGGATCTAAATATCGTGGCGACTTTGAAGAACGCATCAAGGCCGTATTAACTGCGTTGGAAAAGAAAGGCAAGATTATCTTGTTCATTGACGAAGCTCACATGATGCAAGGTGCCGGTGCATCTAATCAGTCTAGCAACGATATGGCCAATATGTTAAAGCCTATGTTAACTAAGGGTGTTATTAAATTAATTGCATCAACTACCTGGGAAGAATATCGCAAGCACTTTGAAAAGGATCGTGCCTTAATGCGTAGATTCCAACGTGTTACAGTTGACGAGCCTACTCCGGAACTTAGTGTAAAAATTATCAAAGGTATTCGCAAGTACTATGAGCAACATCACAATGTTAAAATCACAGATGCTGCTATTGATCAAGCTGTAAAACTGTCAATGAAATACATGAATGATAAAAAGTTACCGGACAAGGCCATCGACATCATAGACTGCGCTGCCGCAAGATATAAAATTAAAGATGCTGTCATCGAAGAAGGTATTGATCAAATTGTTGACGTAGAACAGGTTACCTATGAACTCAGCAAAATGATCAATATGCCTTTGGAAAATGTAGCGCAGAAAGAAAGCAAAAATCTTGCTGATCTAGAAAACGGCATGAAATCTGCTGTGTTTGGGCAAGATCAAGCTGTGGACAATCTATTGGATAAGATATTTGTGGCGCAGGCAGGAATGAAGACTCCCAATAAACCCATTGGCAGTTTCTTGTTTCTCGGTCCGACCGGCTGCGGCAAAACTGAAACTGCTAAACAGCTCAGTGAAAAAATGTCAATGCCCTTGGTGAGATTCGATATGAGTGAATATCAAGAAAAACATTCGGTGGCTCGATTGATTGGTGCGCCGCCTGGTTATGTTGGCTACGAAGACAATGCTGGACAACTCATAACCAAGTTACAGGAAACACCAAACTGTGTGCTGTTGCTAGACGAAATAGAAAAAGCACATCCAGATGTCACAAATATATTATTGCAGTTTATGGATAACGGATTTGTCACAGGATCAAATGGCAAACAAGCAGATGGTCGTAATTGCATACTTGTTATGACCAGCAATCTTGGGGCAAGAGACAATGAAAACAATACCATAGGATTTGGAGACCTAGCCAAGGACGGAGAAGATGACAAAGCAATTAAAAAATTCTTTGCTCCGGAGTTTCGTAATAGATTAGATGCTGTAATTAAATTTACCAAGCTCAGTCAAGAAGTTGTTGTACAGATTGTAAAGAAGTTTGTTGGAGAACTAAACAGTCAGTTAAAGGACAAGGGTATCGAAATCAGTGTAAATGCAGAAACAACCAAGTGGTTAGCAGTCAAAGGCTATGATAAAAAGATGGGTGCTCGACCGTTAGCAAGATTGATCGACAACAAGATCAAATCTCCATTGAGTCGTAGAGTGCTATTTGGTGATTTAAAAGAAGGTGGGTTGGTCAAGATCAATATTGTTAACGATGATTTAGATTTTGTAGTTGAAGAAATTCAAAAACCGTTGACCAAGGCTGAAAAGAAAGCAATGAAAAATGCTTTGATATTGCCAGCCGACACATCAAATGCAGAAACCTAAACTTACAAAGAGAAAATTTTACAACAAGTGGTTGTATAAAATCACACTGTTTTGTCCCGGTGTGTCTTTGTATAGACTACTGAACTATAATGAAACTATTAGTTATCTTATAAGTCCCACAACCTATAAGAAAAGTGTGTTTTCCTCGCATCACAAAGCTCTTAAAAATAAGATAAATTTTCTAGCACTCACTACATTTTTATCAAATTTGAATAAACAAGACTTTGCACAACGTATTGAATCCAACACTATTGATTTGTATGTGAACGATGAATCTATTTTTGATAGTCTATCATCAACATTTGAATCTATTGTTGTAAACAGATACGCACCCACGGGAAATAATTTAGAACTGCTGGAAAATACTGATTTTATTCTAACAAAAAAATTACCTCATAACAAGTATAGATACAAAATTTATCTATTGCCGCATAAATTAAAAGGTAACCCAGATTCGAAAAACAATTATCTTACTTGGTTAGATACTCAACAACATAGGATTTTGATTTCAGAATCTGTTAAAAGTTGGTTCCAGTACACTGATTGGTATTGGGATCGAAGATATATGTATGTTGAAGATGCAAATACCTTGCTGATGTTGAAAATGCGTGATTCACAGGTGCTAGGCAAGATCTACGAATACATCATAGTCGATAAATACTAGATGTCCACAGAAAGCATTATTTTATTATCCGCAACTAGCACCGAAACCTGGGATGGTACTTCGGGAATTTCCTATGTATTCACTGATAAATTCAAAGCAGCAGGCTATCATAGAAAGAATGGTGGCTTGCATACTGTGATGTTTGAGTTTAACAACTTCAAAGGATCAGTTAAACTACAGGGTTCACTAGAACTTTATCCCGGAGACAATGACTGGGTAGATGTTGTCTATGACAATTCTGCAGAAAATCTAGAATCACTAGATAGCACACCGCTTGCAATCAACGAAATACGCAACTTCACCGGCAATTTTGTTTGGATCCGTCTCGGTTATAGGCTGATCGAAGGCACAATAACGCAAGTTCGTTATAATTATTAAATTTTCTAAAGCGATAAATATAGTATTACTTTAGGAAATGCTATGAGAGACCTTTTAGACAAATTATCTATACTAGAAAATTTAGAAGAACCTAATACACCGGAAATTGGAGATGAGTTTGGTATCAGTTTTAGTCCTGATTTTGAAATTTCTACCCACGTAGTAGAAGTTTTAGAAGACGGCATTGTGGTTGAACTAGATGATACTGCCCTAAAAATGCTAACCAACGAAGGCGTACAATTTTTTGAAGGTGAACTTATAGAAGGTGTTGCTGGACCTAAGAGCTGCTGGAAAGGTTATAGAAAGACTGGCACTCAACCAGGTACTGGCAAGAACGCAGGCAAACGTGTCAACGACTGCGAAAAGATCAAAGAAGACGACGAAGTAGATGAAGCAAAATATCAAGGTCGCGAAGTACAGCTGGGCAAGAAGATGGCTGGTGATGTAAAGAAATCTAAAGTATATGTAAAAAATCCGCAGGGCAACGTTGTCAAAGTAAACTTTGGCGATAAAAAAATGCGTATTAAGAAATCAAATCCCGCACGTAGAAAAAGTTTCCGTGCTAGACACAATTGTGCTAATCCAGGACCGCGCCACAAAGCCCGTTACTGGAGTTGCAGGAGCTGGTAATGTTATTAAGAGAAATGTTTAGTGCGATAGGGGCACCTACTTCAGACCAGACTGACATAGACTGGACTAATGACTTGAAATTCTTTATCGATAACGATGATACTGTATTAAAAAATTATTTTTTTCCAGCTGTAAATCGTCATAAAGAACATCGAGGTAATCCAAATGCATATAAAATATATATCCGTCCTTTGGAATCTTGTAAAGAAGCATACTGTGAAAAGTTTGAAATTGAAAGTGCTGAAGACAAATTTCCCAAAGACAAACTGATAGAATTGGCCAAGATGATAGCCACTGAACAAGAAAAACATATGGAAAAAGGCGACTACGAATAATGAAGCTTCTAGAACTGTTTGAGCAGGCAGGTAAGACTGCTGCCGTTGCATTTGGCAGAATGAATCCTCCCACGATTGGTCACCAGAAAGTAGTTGCGGCTATCTTAAAACAGAAGGCTGATGCTCATTTCTTGTTTGTATCGCAAACTCATAAATCCACAGGCAAGAACAAAACAAGATTGGAAAACCCGTTACCTTTTGATATCAAGTTGGGGTTCATTGAGCAGGCATTTCCCAATATTGATATTGGGGATACATCTGTAGGTACTGCCATTGGCGTTCTTCAAAGTTTAGAAAAACAAGGTTTTGAAAATGTTATTTTTATCTGCGGCTCAGATCGTGTACCTGCATTTACAGAATTGTTCAATAAACAAAACGGCATTGATTATAATTTAAAATCAATCAAGATTGAGTCTAGTGGTGCTAGAGATCCCGATGCAGAAGGTGCTGAAGGTATGAGTGCAAGTAAGATGCGGGCTGCGGCAATTGTGAATGACTTTGATGCATTCAAAACAGGATTGCCAGCAGGCTTACAAAGAAATGCTGATGAAGTATTTTCTGCTGTTCGTCAAGGATTAGAACCTTGGCTTGAACAAGGTATGGCGGAAGGCTCTGAAACAGCCGCAGACATTGATAAGAAGATTGCGTTTCATCAACAAGGTCAAGCAGCAGCACAATACAAAGGTTCTATGAACAAGATGCACGCCAAGAAGATTAAAGACCTTGAAGCCAAAAAGGCTGCATTGAAGCAAGGTGTGGCGGAAGCATCGTTAGGCAATGTATTACCTTGGCCCGAAGTTGTTAACAAAGTTAACAGTGCAATGAAAGCCACGGGCTGGAAAGGCAAGCGTATGAACGATGATGCATTTATGTTTACCACTAGAGGTGCAGAAGTTGAGGATCAGTGGTACATTGCTATTATTGATAATGCTGGGGATGGATTTTTTACATACGCATTAGGCACAGTAGAAGAAGGTGATCCACATATCGATGATGCTTTCAAAGGACGACTACCTAATACAGAAGCCAGTGTAAGCGAACTAATGGACGAAATTCGTGATGGATTTGGGTTGGACTAAAGGATCAAGTATGAAAGCTAAAGAATTTATTATAGAACTAAAAAAAGAATCAAAGCCTCGAAACTTTGTGGCTAAAAACGCCTCGCTGGCTGGCAAAGCTGGGCAACACAAAGACAAGAAGAAGGCTGAGAAGCAAGGTGATGTCAAACACAAGAAAGAACTTGCCACTATGGAAAGTATTTTAAGTGAATTGTCTACTGAAAAATTAGCACAGTATAAAAAGGCCGCTGGAGCAGATGCCAAGAAAGCAGATATAGATGGCAACTATTCTCGAGGCGACAAGCGTTTCAAAGGCATCAACCGAGCCACTAACAAACAATTTGACAACGATGCTAAAAAAGGTGTGGCTGAGAGGGTAAGAGACCCCGAAGATTGGGATGAAGGCAATACAGAACCACCTAACAATTTTGCTGTCTACATCAACGGTAAAAAGTGGAAAGTATTCAAAGGTCGAGGACGGTATGCAGATGATCAGCGTGAACAGGCGCACTATCAACAGCTAAAAGATTGGGCTGCTAAAAAATCAGCATCAAGTGGTAAGCAATGGACCGTTTCTATTACAGGCGAAACAGCTACAGAAAGTTTAGATGAAGTTAGTTGGAAAGGAATTAAACAAGGTGCTGCTGCTGCTGGACTTGCAGGGGCTATGGCATTTGGTGCAGGTAGTGCTAATGCTAGAGTTACACCCGATGGACAAGGTGGCTACACTGGTGGATTTAAACCCACAGCAACAGTAACCGCACCATCTGACAATAAATCGGCGGCTGATGCACCGGCGGCTGCGACACCGACTGGATTTAGTAAACAGTATCTACAAAAGGCTGCCAATCCCGATCGCTTTGGTAGATATATGATTAGTGTTGAAAAGGCACAAGAACTATTAAAACAAATGGATACTAAGGTCGGCGAGGGTTCCATGTTTGCTGGCGCCAAGATTGGACACAAGGAAGGACCAGCAGGCCAGTGGCGCAATGATGGTGCTAAGAAAAATAAGTCGGCTAAACCAGGAGACCTTGTGGGCGGCGGAATGTGATATGGATGAGCTGGAACATATTAAAAAATTAGCAGGCATTAATGAATTCAAAGGCTATCAACTCTACGACGGCAGCAATATAAGTATTACAGGCAATGAAAAAGGCGAACTAATGAAAAAACATAATATTCAACCAGGCACAAAAGAATGGTTTCAATTATGGTTTAGTAAGCCATACCTAACAGGAGAAAAACCAATATGATTACAATTACAGAAAACGCTCAGTCTAAAATTACCGATCTTCTTGCTGAAGAAAGCAACCCAAATCTTAAACTTCGTACGTTTGTGCAGGGTGGAGGATGTAGTGGTATGAGCTACGGATTCACTCTTGACGAAGAACAAAATGAAGACGATTTCGAATTTCCTGTAGGTAACTTTAAAGTATTAGTTGATGCTACCAGTATGCAATATCTGCAGGGTGCCAGTATAGATTATAAAGAAGATCTATCAGGCAGTCAATTTAGTATTAGTAATCCTAATGCAGAAACATCCTGTGGCTGTGGTTCAAGTTTCTCTGTAGCCGATAATTATCATGACGATCATCAATTTCACGAATGAGAGCTGTAGAATTTATAATTGAAAGAAAAAAACGTAAGCGACCCCGTTGGGCTGCTTACGGACCGGGACCGTACGGCGGCTATGGATACTATGCTGGCTACAGCGGAGACTCAGGTGAAGGTGGCGATGGTGGGGGCGGAGAAAGCGTAGAGCACGAAAACTTTGCTGACGGGCGGAATCCACAAGATAAAGGTGATTCTAAACGTCATGGTATTAATACTAAAGCATCAGTAAGTAGTTTACGTAAAACTGCTAAATCTGGTGGGCGTAAAGGGCAACTAGCACATTGGTTAGCTAACATGAAAGCAGGCCGCGCCAAGAAAAATAAATAACAGTATGAAGATTAAAGAACTGTTGGAAACAGCTACAGCAGGTGCTACAAGTGCTGGTATGGGAGCCACGTTTATTAAAGGTGGCACGGGTTCAGCTGTAGGCACACTATTTGGCGGCAGTTATAAACAAAATAACACTGCAAAAAGAAAACGTAAGTCTCCCAGCGAATCTATTATAAGAAGATAAATACATTTATGGACCTAGAAAAACAACCAGTCGACGATCACGAAGCCAAAATGGCCAGAGCTGAGCTATATAAGCTCAATCAGTACTCTGCCAAATTGTTTAAACTGATCGGAGAAAACGACGAATTAGATGGATGGGTACAATCAAAAATTACCAAAGCTGCTGATTATATCAGTTCCGTATATCACTATATGGAATATGAAAAAATGGCAGCTGGACAAATTGAATCAGGACCTCGAGATTTTGAAGAATCTATTCAAAACTCAGTAAAACAAAGCCTCAAAGATCAGTGGCAGAACAGAAAAAATCAAGGAAACTAAAATGGACTTTAAAGCAATACTCAGCAAACTTGACGGGATGGAAGCACCACCGACAACTCCTGCAGCCCCTGTACTAGACAAAGCTGTGCAGCTCAACGAAGATGCGCAACTTCGTGTTCTAGCTGGCCAAACAACTTATGTTGCTGAAGCCAAGAAGAAGAAAGAAGAAGATGTAAAAGAAGAAAAATCGTCTACAGGTGGAACTATTGATCGTTCAACAAAAGGCGTAACCAAGCATAAACAAAATCCAAATCGTTTCAGCGATGACCCGCATACTGAACCTAAGTCAAATGCTAAATCACAAAGTGCAGCAGACAAGGAAGGCGACAAGGCAGCAGACAAAGCCCATGCCAAAGACAGCAAGGACTATGAAAAAGCACACGGCAAGGGTTCAGTGACTCGTGTTAAAGATGGCAAGAAAGTAGAAAGCATTGAGCCACAATTCAAAAGCAAGTTCATGAAGATGGTTGAGGCCAAGAAAGAAGAAAGCGCCGCTGAGGCCAAGAAGAAAAAAGAAGATAAGAAAAAGAAGATGTCCAAGATCATGGACGAAGGTGCTAAGCCAGACTTCTTAGACATGGACAAAGACGGTGACAAGAAAGAGCCAATGAAGAAGGCAGTTGCTGACAAAGGCGGTAACAAGCCAGCCGGCAAGAAGGGAATGAGTGCTGCTCAAGAAAAATTCTTTGGAAAAAAGAAGACCGTTAAAGAATCAATTGAATCTAATCTATCATTCAAAGAAATGATGGCACTGGTTGTTGAAAGTGGTGGCCAGCAACAGATTGATCCCGTAGACAATCAACTGTGGGCTTGGGCACAACGTGTTGCTAAAACCAAGATTGGCGAAGGCATGAAGGCTGATGTTTATGCTGGTATGGTCTACGAACGTATGGGTGGTGCATTTGAAATGTATGATGTATTGAGCGAGTCGAAAAAAAAAATAGTTGAAAATCGCTCACGTTTAGATGAAGGCACGATGGACAAAGTCAAAAGCATGCTGATGTCTAAACTAGCACCAAAACTTTCAGATGAAGAAAAAGATAAAATGGCATCAGTTGCTAAACAAGTGTTAGGTAAAGACCGTGCAGATAAAAGCGATTTTACATTAGCAAATATCAAAGCAATTTCTAAGGCACTAGGTGTTAAACCAGAAGCTGCTAGTGAATCCATTGAAGAAGGTCCAATTGGTGACTTCTTTGGTCAGAAGAAAAAAGATCCAAAGAGCGGTATGGGAACATTAGGTGGCATCGATGCTTGGCATCCAAGTGCAACCTTGGGCGAAAAACTTACAAGTTTAACAGGAATACTAGGAGGCGCAGCCGCAACGATCGCAGGAATTTTCGGTGGCCCAGCTTGGTTAATTATTCCAGGCGTACTAAGTATTATGATCTTGAGCCAAGTCGGAATGAGCAGAGACGGATCTAGTTAAATAGATTTGCCGTTTGGTAACATAAAGCCGGCAATTAGTTGACCGGCTTTTTCTTTGACTATATAATAGTCCTATAGGAGAGAATTATGTCAACAAGAATGTACGGTCCCGAAGAAAAAGCCAAACTAGAACGTTTGATCAGTGAAGGTTCTAATGTGCTTCGTGAATTAGAAGATCTGCAAGAGGGTCTTAAAGAAACTGTTAAAGCTGTGGCAGAAGAACTGCAGATCAAACCCAGTATCATAAACAAGGCAATTCGAATTGCACACAAAGACAACTGGAAAGACCACGAACAAGAATGGAATGACATTGAAATGATTCTCGGTGTCACTAAACGTCTACCGGAATGAATGAGATACTAGGTGGAACATTTAGCTGGATCCGAGAGGACTACAAAAGTCATAGAGTACGTTTTTGTCTTGAGGTCCTTGCTTGGGCTATATCTATTGGCTGTTCTATCACTATGGCCGCAACCGTGCCTAATCCTCCTCTTCTGGTCTTGTACCCCATTTGGATTGCAGGTTGTGCTATATACGCTTGGTGTGCTTATAGTCGTCGTTCCTTTGGTATGCTGGCTAATTATATCTTGCTTACCGCAATCGACACCGTCGGACTCGTCCGGATGCTAATTAGTTAAATAAAGTTAGAAGGTAGGCGAGGCCATAATCCGCACACTGGTATTTGCAAGCCGTAAATTGCATAGGAGAAAAATTTGAGTTACGTAGACGCTTTCTATAATCGAGAGCAGGATATCATCAATGTTGTTGAGCGCAATGATAAAGGCGAACGGCATTACAAAGAATACCCTGCCCGTCATATATTTTATTACCCAGACGCCAAGGGTAAATTCACAAGTATTTTTGGACAACCTCTTTCAAGAGTGAGTTCCAAAAATGTCAAAGAACATCGCAAAGAACTTGCAATTCATTCAAACAAAAAACTGTTTGAAAGTGATATCAATCCCATATATCGTTGCCTGGAAGATCATTATCTCAATCAAGACGCACCAAAATTAAACATAGCGTTCTTTGACATTGAGGTAGACTTTGATCCAGAACGTGGCTATGCATCACCAGAAGATGCATTTATGCCAATCACTGCCATTGCTGTCTACCTACAATGGATGCAGACCATGATCTGTTTGGCAATTCCGCCCAAAACGTTGAGTATGGAAGAAGCTAAGAAGCAGGTCGAAGAATTTCCTAACACTTATTTGTTTGATAACGAAGCAGATATGTTAGACATGTTCTTGGATTTAATACAAGATGCGGATGTACTGAGTGGTTGGAACTCAGAAGGCTTTGATATTCCTTATACAGTTAATCGTGTTACCAAAGTGCTCAGTAAAGAAGATACAAGACGTTTTTGTTTATGGAATCAATTCCCCAAGAAACGTGAATACGAAAAGTATGGCAAGGCTGCGGTTACATATGATCTTATAGGTCGTGTACACTTAGACAGTCTCGAACTATATCGAAAATACACATATGAAGAACGTCATACATATCGATTAGATGCTATCGGTGAGATGGAGATTGGAGAAAATAAAACTGTCTACGAAGGCACACTTGATCAATTGTACAACAATGACTTCCGTAGATTTATCGAATACAATAGACAAGACTGTATGCTATTGGAAAAGTTGGACAAGAAATTAAAGTTCTTAGCCCTTGCTAACACACTGGCTCATGAATGTACTGTGCTACTTCAAACAACAATGGGTGCGGTGGCTGTTACAGAGCAGGCCATTATCAACGAAGCTCACAAACGCGGAATGATTGTTCCTAATAGAATAAGTCGAGAGGAAGGATTTAGTAATCAAGCCGCTGGTGCTTATGTTGCTTATCCCAAAAAAGGCATTCACGAGTGGATTGGCTCATTAGACATTAATTCATTGTATCCCTCTGCAATTAGAGCGTTGAACATGGGTCCGGAAACTATTGTAGGACAACTGCGTCAAGATGGTACTAAAGATTATATTGCTGCCGAAATTGCTAAAGGTAAATCATTTGCATCAGCATGGGAAGGCGTATTTGGTTCACTAGAATATTCCGCTGTGTTAGAACGAAATGTTGGAAGAGAAATTACTATTGATTGGGAAGATGGAGGAGTAGATACACTAAGTGCAGCACAGGCCTATGATCTAATCTTTGAAAGTAATCAGCCTTGGATGCTTTCAGCAAACGGTACAATCTTTACCTATGAGAAAGAAGGTATCATTCCAGGACTACTCAAGCGGTGGTATGCTGAACGTAAAGACATGCAGGCTAAGTTAAAGGATTGTATTGCAGCCGGTAATAAAATTGAAGAAGAATATTGGGACAAACGTCAGTTGGTCAAGAAAATTAACTTGAACAGCCTGTATGGTGCTATTTTGAATCCAGGTTGCCGTTTCTTTGACAATCGAATTGGACAGTCGACTACACTTACAGGGCGTGCCATTGCTCGTCACATGGCAGGTAAAGTAAACGAAATTATCACCGGAGAAAATGATCATATAGGCAAAGCAATCATTTACGGTGACACAGACTCTTGTTACTTCTCAGCGTATGCTACGTTAAAGAAGGACATTGAGAAAGGAGCAATTCCTTGGAGTAAGGAATCAGTTGTTGAACTTTATGATACTATAGGAGAAACTGTCAATGGAACTTTCCCAAAATTTATGCAAGATGCTTTTCACTGCCCGAAGTCTCGAGGAGAGGTCATCAAAGCAGGTCGCGAGATTGTTGCTTCCAAAGGACTATTCATCACCAAGAAGAGATATGCAGTCCTTTATTACGACAAAGAAGGAAAAAGAACAGACACTGGGGGTACTCCTGGAAAAATCAAAGCAATGGGACTTGATTTAAAAAGATCTGATACTCCTGTAGTAATTCAAGATTTTCTTAGTGAAGTACTTACTAAAGTGCTCAACGGTGCAGGTAAGGAGGAAGTGTTAGAATATATCACTAACTTCCGCACTGAATTTAAAACTAGACCGGGTTGGGAGAAGGGTAGTCCAAAACGTGCCAATAACATTTCTCAATATCGCGACAAAGAAAAGAAAGCAGGTAAGACTAACATGCCCGGACACGTTCGAGCAAGTCTTAACTGGAATACTTTGAAACGTATGATGGATGACAAATACTCTGTAGCCATTACAGACGGTGCTAAAGTCATTGTCTGCAAGGTCAAAGATAATCCAATGGGGTATACATCAGTGGCCTATCCGGTAGATGAACTGAGATTACCTCAATGGTTCAAAGACTTGCCCTTCAACGATGCTGAAATGGAAAACGCAGTCATCGATGAAAAGCTAGAAAACTTGATTGGTGTCTTGGAATGGGATATCAGTTCAACTCGCAGTGATAACACATTTGCAAAATTGTTTGACTTTGAGTAAATTGCGGTTGCTTTTTACTCTAGATCTAAATATAATCTTAATATACAGGAGAACTTTCAATGAAAGACATTTTACAAGATATCGTATCGCACACACAGAACCTAGGCTTTTTAACCACAGTTAAAGTCACCGGCGATCAAAATAAAACCGTGATCAATTCAATGGCTGAGGACCGTTCAGTGATTATGGAAGCTGAAACTAATGCACCGTATCCAGATATGATGGGTGTATTTGGTATGCCGCAACTAAACAAATTAAAATATTTGTTAGACGGTGCTGAGTACAAAGAAAATGCCAAGATTAGTATCACTACCGCAGATCGCAATGGCGAAACAATTCCAACTGGTCTACACTTTGAAAACAAAGATGGCGATTTTAAAAACGATTATCGTTTTATGAATACTGAGATCATTAATGAAAAAATGAAAACAGTTAAGTTTCGAGGTGTTAAGTGGGACGTGGAGGTTGAACCCACAGTTAGTGCTGTGCAACGTTTCAACTTTCAAGCAGGTGCTAACAACGAACATCCAACATTCTTGGCAAAGACTGATGGTGATAAATTGAAATTTATCTTTGGCGATGCTTCAACACACGGCGGAGAGTTTATATTTGCCATGGGCATTACTGGTAAATTAGATCGTGGTTGGACTTGGCCAGTGCTACCAATCTTGAGTATTCTCAAGATTGCAGATGTCAACAACACAAAGATGTCCTTGAGCAATGAAGGTGCTATTCAGATTACTTTGGACAGCGGACTTGCTACTTACAAATATATCATTCCAGCACAGGCGGCCTAAATATGATTAAGAACATTACTTCTTCGAGTCGTTATGTTCAAGTCACTGGCAGTAATACCAGTACCCATGTGAACGGCTATAGCGGAGGCTATAACGGAGCACAAGGTGTTGGCAATATGCGTTATAACACTTCTAATCAAAATATGGAAGTGTTTGACGGATCTAATTGGGTTATACTGAATATGTATTATGCCAGTGTAGGTCTAAATGGTGAAGCAGAATCTTTATTAGATTGGGCCCGTGAGAAACGTAACGAAGAAATGATGTGGAAGAGCTTGGCAAATGAAAACAAGGCTGTTAAAATAGCATTAGAAAACGTAGAACAGGCAAAACGTCAATTAGACATTACAGCAAAATTAGCGAGAGAACATGAAACAACCAGTTGATTTAACACCCCTACAGAAAGACTACGCAGTCTATTTGCCTGCAATCAGTAGTTTCTACAGCACTTACATTGCAAAACAACGTAAGGAAGAGTTCGTACCTAAAGATCGTATTCCTAAAGGATTTGATCGTGGCATTGAAGGTATGAACTTTTTAAACCCGGAGCAAGGATACTTTTATTACAAGTATGGTTTGTATTCAGCAGGTCACGCACAATTAGATCTTACTAAAACAATGGATCATGATTCAATGATTCAACAACGTGATCGTAGCAAGACAATGATCTTGGGTGACTCTGGCGGTTATCAGATTGGTAAAGGTATTCTTAAGTTTGATTGGCTAGACTTTGAAGGTAAAGCAGCTAACAAAACTCGAGATGATATTCTTAACTGGCTTGAATTAACTGCTGACTGGTCAATGATGCTTGACGTTCCGACTTGGGCCTGCGATCATATTCACTCCCCAAAGACTGGATTGAAGTCTTTTGAAGACTGTCTAGAAAAAACTCGTCACAACAACAAGTACTTCTTAGAAAATCGTTTAGGTGCTACTAAGTTCTTAAACGTTCTACAGGGCAGTAACTGGGATACTGCTGAAGCATGGTATGAAGGCGTTAAAGAGTTCAGTGACAAGACTGTCTGGGGCGATAAAGCCGCCGAAGGTTGGGCGATGGGCGGTGCTAACATGTGCAAGATGCATATTACTCTTCGCCGATTGATCACTATGCGCTTCGACGGTATGTTAGAAGGCAAGGATTGGATGCACTTCTTGGGTACTGCACAGTTAGATTGGTCATGCTACTTGACCAGTATTCAACGTCAGATCCGTAAACACGTCAATCCTAACTTTACCATCAGCTTTGACTGTGCATCACCGTTTATTGCAACTGCACACGGACTGGTCTATACTAACAGTCAGCATACAGCCAAGCGTTGGAGTGTTATTATGGACAAGGCCCCAGATAACAAAGCACTTGCATCACGTCCAGACATTCCGTTTCCGTTCGAAAGCGAAATTGGACGTAGACTTAATGTTTCAGATGTGTGTCATTACAAGCCAGGAATGTTAAACAAGATCGGTAAAGAAGGCAAAACATCGTGGGATAGCTTCGGTTATGCACTAATGATGGGACATAATGTCTATCAACACATTGTTGCTGTACAACGTGCTAACAACTTGGCAGATATTGAACAAGCTAAGATTCGACCTGACTGGAGAATGTGGAAGAAAAACAAAGATCGTGATATGAGTGATGAGTACAGTGATTGGGTTCCACGCAACATCTTGTACTTTGATCGCTTTGTTGAAGAACTGTTTAATTGTCCTAACAAAGAATCTGCATTTGAAATGATTGCTGATGCAGAGACCAGAGGCTTTATGCAGAATTTGGAAGGCTCACGCCTACGTGGTGGTGTTACAAATATCTCTAATGACCTGTTCTACGAAGAAGGCAGCGAAGATAAAGACTCATGGAACGACGATCGTGAAGATGGTGAATTGGATAAACTTGTAGCTGAATAAGGAGTAACTATGTACGAAAACAGAATTAAACATTTAGAGGAATCTCATAGAGTGTTGGACCAAAAAATCGATACACTAGAAAAGAATGGACTGTTTGAAGATATGAAAATGCAAGAATTGAAGAAACAGAGGTTGCTTTTAAGAGACGAACTTGCTATACTAAGACGTAAGCAATGGGAACACGATCACGAAACTGTTGACTTTGATGACGAGCGATGAAAAAATATATATTAACACAGACTCAAATTAAAACATTGACAGATATTGCCAATCGTTTTCCGGAGGTTCCTCAATTTGAAATTGTTGAGGAACACTCTAGTGGTATTGGGCCTACCACAACAGTTCATTTTGAATTGCTGGGCAAGGATATTAAAGTTGATAACACTGACGTGAGTACTTGGTAATGAGTGACGAATTTGAAAAATATGACGCTTTTGCCAAACACATGGAAGAACGATTTCCAAAGATGTTTAGTGGTAAGTATGGTGGATTTGCATGTGGTGAAGGTTGGTGGCCAATTCTAGAAAAGTTGTGCAGTAATATTCAGCATCATATTGATTGGAAGAACAAACAGTCTGAAGTAGTGCCGCAGGTAACAGTAGCACAGATTAAAGAGAAGTTTGGCGGACTACGTTTCTACTACGATGGTGGTGACGAAAATATCAATGGAATGGTTCGTATGGCGGAAACGTGGGCCGATGCCAGTTGTGAAGAATGTGGTGCTCCTGGTAAAAGTAGACAAGGTGGGTGGATTAAGACTCTCTGTGATCATCACGAAGCAGAACGTCAACAACGTATGAAAGAAAGGTTTGCAGAATGAAAAGAAATTACGAATCAGGTGTTGCAGACAGCATCACATTCTTTACAGGAATCGAGATCGAAAAGACTCCTGCTTACGGAATGAAAACTTTGTTTGTAACAGGTGTACACGACGAGTATATGATCATGGAACTTGCTCGCAACCATAGATGTACTCACATCTACTTTGGTGCTAATCAAAGTTTTCCTAATCTAAAATTCAACGATGCAGATCAATGGCGTCTTTGGGAAAATATGATCTATGTTTGTCTAGATGCCGATGATGAATTTTGGTGTACACTAGATCTAGATCTAGCACAAGTAGAAGGACTTCTTGAAAGCGGTCTGGTTGAGAAGCGTCAGTTCATTCCACAGATTTCGGTTAAACTGCCCTATTTACAACAGCTGGGATATAATGCTACAATAAAGATAGACGACAAAGATTTTAAAGCAACTAATCCCGGAGTGTGGTGCCATAACCTCCATGACCTACTAGATAGAAATAAGTTTACTAGTTGGGATCAATATGGCAAAGATGAGATTATCAAATAATGGCAACAAACCCGTATGCCTCGACTGCTAAGTCCGTTAATCGATTGCAGAAATCAATGACCAGATCATACATGACAAATAAACCTATGAAACTAACATTTAAACAAAGAATTCGAAACTGGATAATGGATGATAGTGCCGATTACAGTGGAAATGTTATCAGCGTTGACAGTGAAGGGCCAAACATTCAGTCACAAGGGTTTAGATTAAATGTTTACAGTGCTGGTGGTGGAACTATTATTGAAACAACCAAGTATGATCGTCAAAAGGACGATCATAGACACAGTCTGCACGTGGTCACAGACGATAAAGACCTAGGTGAAGAGCTAGCAAAAATTATCACTATGGAGAGTTTGAGATGAAACACGAAAGTTTAAAAGTAAAAAAGTTTACAGTTAAAGAAGATTCTGCATTTAGAGTGCGTGTAGAATCATGGGAAGCAGTAAGTCCTAAAGGTTGCTTATCTCTTGATGTTATTCAAGAATGCCTCAATGACAACGGTCAAGTAGATTTTACCAGCACCTATAACTTCCATATGACTAAAGAAGAAATTCAAACATTTGCCAAAGGATTGTTATCAGTATGATTATTAAACAAGACATTCGACCAAACAAAATGATTTGGGTTACCTTTAACAAAGAAGGTATGCACAAATATCCAGCCGCACTTACAGACGCTAATCTTGCTACAGGTGACGAGTATGATGTAAGTTTTCTAGGCTATCCGCATCGCCATATCTTCCACTTTAAAGTTTGGATAGGTGTAACACACGATGATCGCGATATTGAGTTTATTCAGTTCAAACGATGGTTGCTAAATCTTTATAAAGATAGTATACTAGCGTTAGACTACAAGAGTTGTGAGATGATGTCAGGTGATTTATATGACGCTATCTCCAAAAAGTATCCCAACCGTGAGGTTTGGATTGAGGTCTCCGAAGACGGAGAAAATGGTTCATTTATTAAGTATTAATAGGAAAAGCTAAAATGGCTAAGAATTATAAAAACGTTTCGTATTTCGAAGATCGTCCAGACATTGTTAAAATCTTTGATGATCTGGAAAAGTTTAAAGACTTCTGTCGCTTTGAACTGTGTGATTTTAACGAGGCTAATCTCTACAATAGAGATAGTCAGATTTGGAATAATTATTACTACAGCACACGCCCACGTCGTCCACGTGGTGAGTACACTAACAATCGCGGCGAGTACAATCGTAGCGGAAACAATAACTTCCGTCAGCGCAATGACAGTTTTTCTCGTTGATCTAGAAGCAGTCGAGACAAGGTACACTGGTCAATGGAAGACTCATGTACCTACCCTCCTACGAAAGGCAGGACACAATGTCAACATTATATCAGGTCCTACGGATATTCCTAGTGCTACCACTCCTGGGGCATTTCTCAACTTTGGCGGCACTAATATCTACAAGGCTAGTCAAGTTGAGCAGATGGGTCGGTTATTTTGCGACGGAAGCATTCGCGCCAATGATCACTTCTTATTTACTGATGCTTGGCACCCTGGCATCATCAATCTCAAGTACATGAGTGAACTGCTGGGCATTCCAGTTGTTACACATGGCTTGTGGCATGCTGGCAGTTATGATCCTCAAGACTTTCTAGGCAGACTTGTTGGTAATAAGCCTTGGGTGCGTAATGCAGAGAAATCATTCTTTTCAGCCTTTGATCACAACTACTTTGCCACTGACTTTCATATAGAAATGTTTAATAGAGAACTGTTGAACAATGGGCATTCTGTAGAAAATCCTTGGTACGAAGAAGAACTTAAAGAAATACTTGCAGGCGAGTATCCTAAGTTTGTACGCACAGGTTGGCCCATGGAGTATATGCAGGATACATTAGCAATGTACAAAGGTATGCCCAAGCGTGATCTTATCTTGTTCCCACATCGAATTGCTCCTGAGAAGCAGGTAGAAATTTTCCGTGATCTAAAACATCAGTTGCCGCAATATGAATTTGTTGTTTGTCAAGATCAACAGTTGACCAAAAATGAATATCACAATTTGTTAGGAGAAGCTAAACTGATATTCAGTGCTAACCTACAAGAAACGCTTGGCATCAGTTGGTATGAAGGTGCTATTGTAGATGCGATTCCTATGGTTCCCGATAGACTAAGCTACAGCGAAATGGCATTAGATACATTTAAATATCCTAGCGAATGGACTGAAAGCTATAGTGCATACGAGGCACACAGACCTGATATTTGTAATAAGATTATTCAATACATGAATAATTACGAAAAATTCTTGCCTAGCCTAAATAAACAAGTAGATATACTGAAAGAAAACTTTTTTAGTTGCACTCAACTATTAAAGATGTTAAAATAATAATGTATGTCATCCACGACACTAACTCGGAGAATATAAATTGACAGATAAAACAGAAACAGGCCTAGACGCAATGGCAGGCGATGGCGGATATTCAGAAGCTTACCTAGGCGACCATATTCGCTTTAAAATGAAACGTGATGGTAAAAGATTTTGGGCCGGTGACAATATTAGTGAATACCTTTGGCAAGGTGATCTAGAGAAACTAATTGACGAAGCAACACCTGCATTTGAACAAGTGCTTGATAAATTACTTATTGATCGCGAAACCGATCCCAATAGTAAAGGTACCGCAAGACGTCTTGCTAAAATGTATTTTAACGAAGTAATGGCAGGTAGATATGATCCGGCACCAGATGCAACAGCTTTTCCAAATGACAGCGCCGACCGTTACGAGGGTATGCTTGTGGTACGTAGTGAGCTACGAAGTATGTGTTCTCATCACCACCAGCCTGTTTCTGGGGTTGCCTACATCGGTATCATTGCCGCTAATAAACTTATTGGTCTCTCAAAGTATACCAGAATAGCACAGTGGTGTGCTCGTCGTGGAACATTACAAGAAGAATTGTGCAACGACATCGCCCGCGAAATCAGCAAAGCAACCGAATCAGAAAACGTAGCAGTCTACGTGCAGGCAGTTCATGGCTGTTGTGAGAATCGCGGCATCATGGCACACTCAAGTCTAACACAGACTACTGTATTGAAAGGTTCATTTAAAGATGATCCACATACAAAGAAAGAATTCTTTGACAATATTAAACTACAACAGGAGTTTGCACCGCGATGAGATACATTACTAACAAATTTGACAGCGTTCGTTTGCCAGTTGAAGAAGGCCTGTTAGAATGGTTGCAGACGCAATATCCTGCATCGAAATATTTTATTATGGAACTCTAATATGACTGTATACGTAATCAAACCATTAGAAAAGAAAAGCATTGTCTACCATGTAGAAATGTATCGTAGGAACCCCGATGATAGCGTCAGTTGGTTTAACATTGACGAAACATATCGTTGGGGTCAAGGTTTTGTCGAAGGTGATTTAGATTGCAATCTTCCCTGGGAAGGTGATACAGTTGCCTATGCTCGAACCGATTGTGGTTGGGGCTGTGAGTTTGATGACAGTGTTAGCGTTGAGTGGGAATTCAGTGATGACATTGGTGAACTAGAACAGCAAGAACTAAAAGAACTCTACTACGAAGGTGGAGCAGGTTGGTTATTTGACGGCGAGCATGATTGGGCAGAAGAAGACACTGCCGTACATATTATTGCACCGTATCAAATTGACCTGTGCGAAGATGATGGTACAGTTATTGAAGAAAATGTAAAACTTAAATCTCGCCCAGATCCAAATACATCGTGGCCGTTCAGCGAAGTATTTCCAAAAGACTCAACACAAGGTGGATAATATGAATTCAGTAGACATGGCAACTAATCTTATTTTTAGAGCGAAGAACTTGCACGAGTTTACTGTCACTACCGAAGTCCCAGATAACTTCAGATTTAATGGCGTTGTTCCGTTTGATATGAGTATTGTTGATAATCAAATTAAAGCAAAGGTTTGGGCTGTAGATTTTAACGAGGCTGCCCATAGGTTAAATGAATTTCTGGAGACTTGTAAATGAAATGGTTTCTCGATTTTTTAGAACGATTAGAACGTAAAAGAATCATAATGGATCGTGTGAACGATCAGCCATATCTTGAAAGATATTACGTTTTTCTAAAAGATAGAGATTGGTTTCCGTTTAATGTTTTTATTCATAAATTTCTTAAATCAGATCCAGATGATGTTCATGATCATCCTTGGCCATACGCAACACTAATACTTAAAGGTGGATATTATGAATGGATTCCTCAATTTGACGAACAGGGTCGTAAATTTAATGAGATATGTAAATGGCGAGGACCCGGCCATTTTCGTGTATGTAGGGCTAACAGCTATCATCGTATTGAGCTTGATCCTAGTGTGACTGCCTGGACTATGTTTATGCCAGGGCCGCAAAAGCGTGAATGGGGATTTTTAGTAAATAACAGGTGGATTCATAATGAAACATATCTATCTGAAAGGGCTAAAAATGCAAGAAGTTAGTAATGGCGAAGTGTGGGAAGCAGGGGCTCGAGAATATTTTCGAGTAATTTATGTAGTTGATATAGGAAATCAAACTTGGGTACACTATATGCGTCTCCGAGACAATCTCGAATATTCGTGCCTAAAAGAAAGTTTTACACATAGGTTTAGAAAAGTATTAGTTGATGAACGTCGTTAATCTAACTTGGAACTCGCAGGAAAATAAATGGTGGAACGAAAGTTGCGCTATGGTAATTGAACATTTCGGATTGCCGGGACATAGATATACCACAGAAGTTTCTGCAGACTATATGAAATTTTTCTTTAAAACAGAACAAGATGTATTAATGTGTAATCTATTACTAAGTGATAGACTATGACAAAATATCTAGTGGGATTTGCAATAGGATTTTTAATGTGGGTAGTAGTACTCAGTCTGACACCAATGCCTGAATATAGAGTATACGATTGTGGTATGGCTGAATGGCATCCTGATATTCCCGTAGAAGTAAAAAAGCAATGTCGAGAACTTAAACAACAAGAATGGAAGAAACAAAATGAAGGAAAAGTTCAAACAAACTTATATGAAGACCGCAAAGGTATTCGCAGAACTTAGTCACGCACGTAGATTGCACGTTGGTGCTATTGTTGTTAAAGATGATCGTATTATTAGTATTGGCTACAATGGTATGCCGGCAGGTTGGAATAATGATTGTGAGCACAAAGAGTACATGGGCGGTGATGCTGGGGGTTGGCTAAGCCCCGAAGAGATTTATGATCGATGGCCATTTGAAGAAGAGGATATCGATCCCGATCTAGGATATGCTAGAAGATATGCCTTAAAAACTAAACCAGAAGTACTTCATGCTGAATCAAATGCTATTGCAAAATTGGCAAAGTCCAATGAAAGTGGGCTTGGTGCTGATATTTTTATTACTCATGCCCCTTGTATTGAATGCGCCAAACTTATATACCAGTCTGGCATAAATGGTGTCTACTACGGTGAAAACTATAGAGACGATGCAGGAATCGAGTTCCTTAAAAAATCAGGAGTTAGCATTGAAAAATTGGACAATTGAACTACAAGACGATCCCGAAACCGGTGACTTGATACTACCATTCCCTGAAGATATGATCGAAGAAACAGGTTGGAAAGAAGGTGATGTATTAGACTGGAAAGATAATCAAAATGGCTCTTGGTCTTTGACAAAAAGAGTGTATACTAGTAATATGAATAATAAAGAAAAAGAAATCCTAGACATTACTCAAGAGGAATGTGCAGAAGTAATTGTTGCTATCAGCAAGATAAGTCGATTCGGTTTAGATAATGTCAAACCCGGTAAGCCACTTACTAACAGACAACATCTAGCAGAAGAACTAGGAGATTTACAGGCCATGATCGATCTTTGTATTGATCATAATATAGTAGATAAAGAGGAAGTGCTTGCGGCAGCAGGTAACAAAATTGCCAAATTAAAAAAATGGTCAAATATATTTAAAAGTGGGGTTGAGCATGAGCAAGATTAAAATAGCGGAACTTTTCTACTCTATACAGGGCGAGGGTAGATATATGGGGGTGCCCAGTGTGTTCCTTAGAACCTTCGGCTGTAACTTTAAATGTGCAGGCTTCGGTATGCCGCGGGGTGAAATAAGTACAGAAGTTGAAACTATTGCTTTTGCTCACGACAATATTCCTTACAAGGATTATAAAGATTTGCCACTTGTTAGCACAGGCTGTGACAGCTATGCTAGTTGGGATCCACGCTTTAAAGATTTGTCGCCTATGCTTACTAGCGAAGCTATTGTAGATCGAATTATGGAAATGCTTCCGCAGGATCATTGGATTGACGAACACTTAGTTATTACAGGCGGCGAACCATTGTTAGGGTGGCAACGTGCTTATCCAGATCTACTAGATCATCCTAAGATGCGTGACTTGCAAGAGATTACTTTTGAAACAAATGGTACTCAAAAACTTGATCCTAAATTTAAAGAATATCTAATTGAATGGACAGATAATAAAGAACTTACATTCAGTGTAAGTGCTAAACTTCCAGCAAGTGGAGAGAAGTGGGAGGAAGCTATCTGTCCAGAAATTGTGTGTGAGTATGAACAAGTAGGAACAGTTTATCTTAAATTTGTTGTTGCAACAGAGCAGGATATTTCAGATGCTGAATGTGCTGTGGGTGCATTCCGTAATGCTGGATTTAACGGGCATGTTTATCTAATGCCAGTTGGTGGTGTGGAAAGTGTTTATACACTCAACGCAAAGAATGTGGCACTGGCAGCTATGAAACGTGGATGGCGTTATAGTGATAGATTACAAGTGCCGTTATTTAAAAATGAGTGGGGTACTTGATGAGACGATTTGTAGAAAAATTATTTGGCATTGATAAACTCAAGGCCGAAACAGCAGCAGCAGTACAGTTGGCTGAAGAATCCACAAAGATTGCTAAAGACGCAGTTGCATCTGCAGAACGTGCTGTAGAAGCAGAAGAAACTGCCAAACTAAGTCCAAAAGATCGAGCAACCAAATTGAAAGAACCGTGGGTAGGGGTGCTTAATACACACATCAACAAAGATAACATACGTAATGGCTTTTTTGAGCTTGACTGGAACGAGCTTTTTGTGTTAAAATTAAAGCAAGAGGGATATGGTTTTGACGGTGACAAAGACGAAGAAATTGTGGATCGTTGGTTCCGTGAACTGTGTGCTAATGTAGTAGTTGATGGTGATTTTGGTGGCGCTGTAAATACTGGCGTTATTGATATCAACTCTGTTAGAAAAAAGAATCTATGACATATATTTTAGTTGATACTGCTAATACTTTTTTTCGTGCTAGACACGTTATCAACGGTGATGCTGACATTAAGTTAGGCATGGCTTTTCACATTACACTAAACAGCATTAAAAAGGCCTGGCAAGACTTTAGTGGAAGTCATGTAGTATTCTGTTTAGAGGGACGCAGTTGGCGTAAAGATCATTACAAGCCTTACAAAGCACAACGAGCTGCTAGTCGTGCAGCACATACAGAACGAGAAGCAGAAGAAGAGAAAGTGTTTTGGGAAGCCTTTGATACTTTTAAAGAATTTGTGACAGAAAAGACAAATTGCACAGTCTTACAACATTCACGCCTAGAAGCAGATGATCTTATTGCTGGCTGGATACAGAGTCATCCAAACGACAATCACGTGATCATTTCGACAGACACAGATTTTGTACAACTAATTGCACCCAATGTTAAACAATTTAACGGTGTTATGGAAACTACTATCACACATGAAGGTATATTTGATGCAAAAGGTAAGAGAGTTATTGATAAAAAGACTCAAGAGCCAAAAGCCATTCCGGACCCTCAGTGGTTACTCTTTGAGAAGTGTATGCGAGGCGATACCTCAGACAATGTATTCTCTGCATATCCGGGAGTACGGGAAAAAGGCACAAAGAATAAGGTTGGTCTCCGTGAAGCCTACGGTGACCGAGACTCAAAAGGCTACTCGTGGAACAATCTCATGCTTCAGCGTTGGTCCGACCACGAAGGTAAAGAACATCGTGTGTTAGATGATTACGAACGTAATCGTATTTTAATTGATCTCTCTGCACAGCCCGAAGAAATTAAAAACATCATTACAGAAACAATTGCTACAGCAACAGGTGCAAATAAAAATATCAGTCAAGTTGGAATTAGATTAATGAAATTTTGTAATCTTTATGATCTTAAAAAGATTGCTGATCAGGCACAGGCATATGCTGAGCCACTGAATGCGAGGTATTCAAATGAAATTAAAACTTTGTCCGTATGAAGATACGTGTCAATCAAAAACTGTTGACTGCTGGGAGAATAACATGTCCGATATACAAGCAAAGCCAATTATTAAAGATAAATTTTGGATTGTTGAACGAGATGGTGAAAAGTTCGCCACTCTAAGAAAAAATGAAGATAATAGATTTGTTATGAGCAATGAATTAGGTGTAAAAATCTACGACACAAAAGAAAGCCTTACTAGACAATTTGGTAAAAATTTCTTTGTAGCTAAAATTATTAAAGAAGCCAACGATGCATTACCCAACGAAGTTCACGGTTATGCCACAAGTGCCGAGCCGCACAATGCAATGTATGATATAAAAAGAAAGTTACCGTTGTTTACAAAAAGCGGCGATAGCAAGAGTTTATACTGTGCAGGCTTTTATGTGATACGGTTTGATAAAGGATGGGTAAAAAGTTTTTGCCCTAAATTGATAACATTACAAAGGTATGAGTATCAAGGTCCGTTTCAATCCGAAATTGAAATGAAACAGGTATTAGCTAATGTCTCAAAATAACATTCCAAATACGTTACCAGGCGTTGAAAAACTTATTCAACGCATAGCAGTTGCAGAGCGTGGTCAGCAAAAAGATATAAGATTAACAATTCAAGAAGCAAGAGAGCTTACCCAAGAATTAGCAGTAATGACTAGTAAATTAGGAAAAACCGTTCAGGAAATACACGCAATGCTGGCGGAAATACGTGAATCTACTACCAATATCAATGTTAAATTTGATGGGGGCAACTTCAGTTAGGTATAAATATATACGTGCTTTATTATTACACGTATAGATATGAGTAGACCAAAACCCAAAGTTATTCTTGAATACACCAACAAGGAAACATACAAAGTTGAGCAAATTCTCGATAGCGATGCCATTTGGGCTGTGTTTTACAAAGAACAACCTTTCAACTTAAAAAGTGGTAGTATGGTATCCAGTTATCCTGGCCCGAAATACAAAAAGGTCAGTTTTAGTAATCCAGGACACGCAAGAAACTTGGCCAAAAAGTTAAACAAGTTGTTTAAGACCACAGACTTTGCAGTGTTTAAGTTAAATGCTGGAGAGCGAGTAGACTAAATGGATTTAAAGGATACCTATACTTCGGTATTCCTCAAAGCTGCTGGTCAATCTTTTGACGAGAATATCATAAAAAAATTCCGCAGTGCCTGGTGGCAAAATGTCAGAGGTAAAGACTGTGGCGGTCTAAGACTCACTGATCAAGGACTAGAATTTGTAGAAACTTATTCTCAAATCAAAACATATAAAGTTGAAATATTAAAAGAAATTAGTATAACTCCACAAATACTAGTTTGGTTAGATCAATTTATCGAATCTCCCTATCACTTAACCAAAAAACACATTGTTGTTCTAAAAGAAAAATCTGCATTTGAATTATATCTGTTTCACGGAGATGTAAGAAAAATGGGTTATGCCAAAGCAATGCATCAAAGACTTAGCCAAGAATCCTGAACAATTTATTTGTTATCTATAAATATTTTCACAATGATCGAATATAATCCTTTAGAAATTTTAAACAAAAGATCACTTCAAGTGATGCCTCCACATTTTGGAAAAATTAAACTTGAAGAGATAAATTTTTTTACAAACGAAGTTGAAAACTGGATTCGAATCAAATTAAAAGGTAGATATGCTGTCGTGAAACTTTCAAGTATAGAAAACGACAGCAGATTGAAATCCGCAATGTTTGCGGGATTTGAAGATCATAAAGAACTAACATATTTTATGTTAGCTTGCCCATATCTAAGGAGAAACTAATGGACCAAGAAGTAACAACAACCCCAGAACAAGAGCAACCTCAACAACCACCAAGTGCTGCAAGTGCTGATCTTAATCTCAGCGACCTAGCTTCCTTGCGTAGTATTCTAGAAGTTGCCAGTAGTCGAGGGGCGTTCAAAGCTGCAGAATTAGAAGCAGTAGGTAAGGCTTACAATAAGTTAAATACCTTTCTAGAATCTGTTGCAGCCAAAAAGGAATAATATGAAAAATCTCAAACACGTAGGTAAGATAAAAAACACAGGATCAAAAGTTCTTGTAGTTTTTAGAACCTTACCCGGTGAGTCAAATATGGCATTGGTTGTGCAAACATCTCCGTTGCCAGATCAATATCACAATGCAATCATTGATCTTGTAGATCAAGATGTTGCACAAGATGCATGGGAATTCGGAGAAATTCTTTTTACTCGACCATTCCCCGACGGCCGCCCTATGCTACAGGCCCTGCAGGCAGATAATCGTTTGATAAAAGTGGCCACTGATACTGTTATCATGACGCCCACTCCGAATTCAGAAATTTCGTTGCATGAACTAAATTCATTTATTGCAGAACAAAAAAATTGTGCAATAGATGATTTGTATACGTTTACCAAAGGTGCTCCTACTAAGAAAGAACCTGCAAAAACAGTTCAAGAATCTACTAGTGTACCTGCCTCAGCTAATGAAGTACTTACTGATCGTGACATAGCTCGCAATTTTAGAAGTCAAGCAGATGCCATGTACAAAGAAGCAGCTAGGCTGAGAAAACAAGCAGACGATTTAGATCCTCCAGCAAAGAAAGCTACCAAATCTAAAGAAACCGAAGGTGCCTAAACATTTATTTAGGCCACCTAGTCATTTGGTTAAGGAGTGGCCGGAAGTTTTTGAAGATATGTATATGAACACCATGCCGGTGGCATATTTAAAAAGTGTTCGATTAGAATTTAACAATGGTAGAATATGGGAAATAGATATTCAAGAGCAGCTTGGCAATGCAACCAATGACATCGTTGCTGAAAAACTCTTGGATACATTTCAAGAATATAAAGAAGAAATTACTAAAGTAGATTTTACTATAGATATTCAACGGCTGAAGCAAGACATAACTGACAAAACTAAAAAATTGTTTTAAACAATTTGTTTAAAAACTGGATCTCTGCAAAGTTTAATACATTTTGTTATCTTAAACATCAAACGTCTTTAAAACACTACGTCTAACATCTTCCATTTCTGGCAATATCTTAAATGTATCTTCGTTCCGCAGTATATCCAATTGACTAGTTATCTTTAAGAATTCCTTTGCGGCTTCTAAGTTAAACGGCTTTTCTAATTCGTGCAAGATGTGTTTAAATGTTGCTGTAATATCTGTATTATACTTTTTGTTATGTTCGATAACAAACGCTTTTAGTTTAGCAGATATCTGTTCTTTATATTCGTCGGAGAGGATGTTTACATGATAGTGGACAGGATGTTCTAGCAAGTTGATAAAGAAATTATTGTAATTGCTATTCTTAGACGTTGGGTGAGATCTAATTACCCCGATGCTAATCAAATGATTAATAATTTCAGGTAAGCGATGTACATTCCACGCACCAATAGTAAGCCCTGGGCGAAGCATAATGTTAGCGTGTTTAGCAAGTTCTTTTAAGTTTTCTTCTACCTTGGACCATACTGTACCTGAGCGAATTAGTTCAGCACGTTCACCTATTTCATCAATACTTGGCCATACTTCCAGTTTACCGAACTGCCATTGACTCCAATAATCGATGATATTCTTTTTGCCATAGGATAATACGGACGCATTGGTATTATAACTTAGCTTGACATCAAAACGTTTCTTCTCTACCAGCATGTCTAAAATTTGCCAATGTTCAGGCATTAACAACGGCTCACCACCCGCAAAATAAATGCGTTTAACAACATCAATTTGATCTTTAAGAAAATCAAAATTGGTTTGGTTATCTATCGAATCGATGTTCCATACTTTTTCTTGATCAGTGTGTCCTAGTTTTTTAGCATCTGGGACCCAGGCTGAACTATAACGTGGGCCACAACTTCGACATTTGAAATTGCAAAGATTACTAAAACGGAAGTCCCAGTACTTTAACTCCATAGTAGTACACGTTCCATCTGCTAACGTAATGTTTGGAATTTTTGCCACTACCTCTGGAAAGTCGTGGTTGTGATAAAATCTGCCACTTTCACCAGTTACCTTTTCTCTGTTGAAACACTTATCGCACACTTTAGGCTCAACACCATTTATCATATCTTTACGGAGATTTTTCATATTATTGCTATTCCAAATCTCCTCAATAGATTGAGTATTGAGGTCACCTGCAAAGTAGTTGTGTGCCGAAGTTAAACAACATGGTACAACTTTTCCGTTAGGTTCAAAATTTAAATGCATCCATGGCACGGCGCATAGGGTAGATGATGTCATTATAGTTTTTTCTTATTTAGGCCTAACGACTGTCTTGTGATTTGATTAGTCAAGACGATTGATGCCTGCTTGAGGTTTATTTTTTGTTTGTTGTTCATAATATTCTTTTAACCAATCAAAATCATTAATCTTTTTTAGTGCTTCTAAATTATCTATATTTGCACTACCATATTCCTTACCTGCTATTGCTCCGGCAATCGCATCTTGTCCAAACGGTCGATCAATACCTAGCGTACACCATACGTCAAGTCTATACAATGTTTCTTCGCTTTTTTGTCTATCAATAATTTTACTAGATAATTTACAACATTCTCTAAACGCTGATTTCCAAGTGTTAAACGGATCAGTATTAAATGCCGTGATGTTTGATATAGCTTTAACTGCTTTAAATTTATTAGATATACTAGTTGTCATATCTGGCTTAGATACATCCATACCCATAGTCAACAAAGTTGGCAATAGTTTCACACCACCATATCCGTATACTAAATCATTAATAGGATTTTTACTACGCCAAACGTGTACGATATCTTTTTCATGAGTAGATACTTCATGATCAAAATTAAAATCTTCTAAAATTTCAGCATCACCATCTACTACCCAAAACATACAGGTATCTGCTAGTTTGGCAGCTGTAATATGTGCTTGGTGTATTCCTTTTATTCCGTGAACTCTTTTAGCTCTTGGAAATTTTGATTTTAAATTTATAAAATTAATATCAGCGGTCGGCTCATTATAACTGATAAACACTATATCATAAAGTTCAGTGTCTGTTGGGTTGCTGGCAATTATATCTATTTTTTTGTGATTTCTGTAAAATCTTTTTTCAAATTCTTTGTCACTTACATCTGAATATTTTGAGAATAATGCTACGCCATCAAAGTGCTCTGCATTTTTAAAAACATGAATATATTTTTCATCCCATTTTGGAACAATATAATTAAAATTAAAATCATTCGAAATAATTAAATCATCCCAAACTACCCAAAATAATTTAGTAAATGTTTTGTTAGAAATATCTGAGAAACATTTTATATTTTCAATTTTTTGAGATAATGGAAATCTTTTATTAAAAGATAGCCACTTGGTGTCATTAACGGTGTTTTTGCTTACATAAAAAATATCGTAGATCATTTTAAATAGGTATTTGTTAAATTTATTGTTTCGTTATACAAGTCCAAGGTATACTTACTTTGTTTGGGATCTAAATAAGGATAATCAAATCCCAATCCTAATTTAATTTTTTCACCAAGTAATTTTATTTCTTCAACCAGTCCTTCTTGATTAACCTTTTCGTACGGACGTCCATATTGATTCCAAATATCTTTAAGGATTTCAAAATCTCTAACTTCCACATAATTCCACTTAGTGCAATTTGCTAACCAAGTACCCAGTCTAGCTCCGTAGACAGCATATATACCATTTTCTTCATGTGAGCCCACAGTTGACCACATACGCAGTCTATGTAAGTTATGCCACCACACTCGTTCACGAATTTCATCCGGCGGGACTCGAACTCCGTCAAGCAATGTCATTTTTACTCCTTCACGAAATCCTGCTCTCCAGGCCTGAAAAGGCGATCCTGTGATAACTGTTTCGCTATAGCACTCTTTAAATTGTTGATAACCTTGTTCCCAACAAAAGTCTACCTGTGCTCTTTCATTGTTACTAGCTTCGTGCGTTTTCATATTTAGAATAAAATCTTTACGCCAAATTTTAAGGCCGCCATTGCCATATCTTAATCCATTAATTCTATTACGTGCTAACCAGCTAACTACTTGTAAATTTTTTTGATCGGAATCAAACTCTGTGTTAAAAAATTTTGTGTCAACAATATTGTCTGCATCTATAGTAACAACCCAATCTGTTTCTGATTGTCTTGCAGCTTCTTTGTGTGCTTCATCACTGCCTTTTATTCCGTGTACTCGTTTAGCCCAAGGAACTTTATTGCATAGATCTGCATAATGTAAATCTGCATTAGGCTCGTCATAGCTTAAAAATACAATATCTAGTTCTATGGTTTTCATATTTTTTCAAAAACATAATTTTTTAATATTCTTCTTGTAAAAATACTAAATCGTTTGTGGGGGCCAGTGTATATAAATTCTTTAGAACCTTGTTCTAAATCTTTTAGTTGAAAAGTTATTGTTTGGTAAAGATTATGTGGATCATTATAGGAGGTGATAAAAAACTGCATTTCAGTACTGCCGTCCCGATGTATTTTTCTAGTGTTAGTTGAACTGTATAAAACAAAAATTATTTTATTTTCTAATTCGTTAAATTGAATAATAATATCATTTTTTTGAGTTGCCCTATATTTTTTATCAATTACTCTATGCAAAACATCGTCAATTTTAATAAGACTGTGCTTAGTAACAATTTCAATTGTTTCGGAATCTATATCTACAAAACAAGAACTCATTTGAATTATTCCGTTATGTATATCTTCTGCCAGATCGCTATCAATTTTTATTTTATATTGTTTATCATCAGCAGCAGAATCGGGATAAATTCCAGTGACTTCACCAGTAGTAGGTTCAAAAATTGCCCAGTATTCTACTTGTGGTGCAGTATATTGTTGTAACCAACTGTCAAAATCAATTATTTCTTCCATAATATTTCCTCTAAAATGTTAGTGATTTCGTCGGTTATGTAATTTTTTTCGTTGTAATGAACAATATCCTGTTGCTGATAATTTCCAATTTTTAATTTACCTTGCAGATCAAAATAAAATCCAACATGATCAGAAACTTTATCAGCAGGCCACGGCCAATTTTGTATCATTGGTTTTAAATGTACTACCTTGGGAAATTCTAAATCATAGCTTATATCATCTTGAATGTCTAAAATTTTTGCAGCTAGAGAAAATGCTTCGTCTGTGCCTACAACTTTTGGAAGATAATTTTCTAGAAATAGATTTTTAAATTCATTAGGATTTTTTAAAATATACCTACCTAGTAAAAAGAATTCTTCAGCTAGTTTAGAATCTTTTTTAAAGAATGTATAAAAAGAATATAAATTAGGTAGATCGTTACGTTCAAATGTTTTTCTATAATATGAATCTTTTACAAGTTCTCCGCGATAGGTATACGCCTTGTTGGGAATATATAATTCAGTGTTCTCAATAAAGTATTCAACCCAATGTCTGCAGTCTCTAAAAAACAACATGTCTGCATCTAGACATATAGTGTGATCCCAAGGACTTAATTTATCCATCCAACTTCGACCATCCCAAAAAGTTTCTTGATTCCATTCAATAATTTTATCAAACACCCAGGAACTTTTTAGTTTTTTAACATCTTCAATATTATCGGTTACTAATGCTACTTTGTCAAATCCTTTTTGTTGAGTATTTTTAATGCTTAATGCTAGAGCATAGGCCAATTTTAAATAATCAACCGAATCGTTTTTAGAAACTACAATAAGATATCCAAAAGTCATAGTATTTCCAAAAATTCTTTTGCATTCCTAATTATGCTTTGTTTATTCATTACGTGAACATCTAAATCTTTGATTGATGCAATAACCACATGATCCTCAGACATATTGTCATTTAGATAAACACGCAGTTGATTTTTGTCAATAGAATGAATTAGGTCTTTATCTAATAATGTTAGTATCGGAGGAAGATTTTCTCCTCTAGTTTCAAAGCCATTTAGCATATGCTTTGCTATACTAAAAGCAATGTCATTTCTGTATTGTTTAGGATTAAATCTAAATAAGTCTGCAAAATAATTGTAGTTTGTTCTAATAACATCTACTAGATCAAAAAATATTTTAGATTCATTATTCTTAGTAAACATCACTGTGGTAGCCCAATATAAGGCAATTCCAGTTTCAGACACCCAAGAATCTAAAATACCTTTCCTATCTCCCCTAACATCTTGCATAGATGAAGATAACATTACACTCGAATCAACTTCCCAATACTCTTCGAGTCTGTCAGACATTATCAAAAAATCACTGTCTATTAATAATGTTCTGTCATATGGAGTAAGATCCCAAACTGAAGCCCTATTTGAATTTACAAAAGGAACTGTTTTAGAAGTATATCCATCGTGTAACACACGAGTATTTTGAGTTACTGGTTTTTCAATTTCTATAATTTTATCAAAAATTTCCTGAGAAAGATTATAGATATTAGATGTCTGCATCCATTCCACAGTAAATTTATCAACTACTAAAGATACAGGAACTTGTAAATTTGCTTTTGCAAACTTTGCAGATACCAAAGACATTAAAGCATAATCGACGTCTCTGCTGTTGTGAGCAAATATTAATATTCCTCTTTTCATAAATCTACTAATTTTTCAACTGTTCTACTTTTTTTAATAGCGTCATATTCGCTCATATATTGGAAACTAGCTGAGAAATATCTATCAAAAATTTCATCTCGAAATTTAATTAAGTCATCGATTAGGACAGGATTTTCATTGCTATCAATTAACGGTATACCAGATACTCTCCCTTGATCAATACATAATTGTACAAAAGAAATTAAAGAATGATCAATGTAAAAAATGCCACCGGCAGTGCCATAGGTTAATTTAGCTTGTAGTTTTTCTTTTAGAAGCCTTCGTTGTATTGAAAGTGTTTGGCGATACTTAGAAAAATCCAATGCAGTTTGTAAACGGTCGTCCATAATCATCCTCAGTTATAGTAGCATATTATTTATATGCTGCTGTCATCGATGAAAAATTATGTTCCGCCGATTGCGGTGATTGAATATGTGGGTCTAGTGATAGTGAAGGTTCCAGATGGAACTAAAGATCCTGTGGCTCTTTTTTCAGTAACTGTAACTGTTAGTGTTCCGTCGATAATGTCGTCGGGGCCTGGTGCTCCTGGATCAGTGTAATTGTCAACAAATCTAACTCGGATAAACACCGTGGTAGCTGTACCAGCAGAATTATCTGCAACATCACACTTGGCATCTAAATTATAACTATTTGACGAATATGGGGCGGATGAAGATAAAGTATAGAAATTTTGATAAGAGTTAGTTAATCTATAAAAATTTTGACCGTTCATTGGACTAAATCCAGCAGACGGTGTTTGACTTCCAAATGCTTGCATTCCGGCGGTGGTGGTTAAATTAGACCAATCATTGTTTTGAGCAGTGCCGGCTCCGTCGATTCTAGAAGATTGAATTCTAATCTGTCCTCCGCTGTTAAAAAACCAACGACATAGATTGGCATTGGCGAAAGTTGCTGTGACTTCACACACAACTAAACTATTCCATTGTGTGGACCTGGTAGAACTCACTGCACTTTCAGTCAAAAATCTACCTGAACCTATATTGAATCTATTTGTTACGGCAGGCGTAATTACTCCGCTATACTGAGTGTTATTACTAAAAGATAAAAGTTGACCTTCATCGATATCTGTGATTGTTGGTGCTACTCCATCTTGATGTGTTCTTGCATTTACAATATCAAATCGAAGTAAATCCCAATCAGTTTGACTAATCTTTTCGTGGGTAGATTTGTCTGAACTCTGCAAAGTTTGACCGTATCCATAGGTAGCTGAACCGTTGCCAATGATATCAATTATGTTGGCACGTAGATTATTGTAGTCTGTGGTCTTTATAAGATCATTAACAGCCATTGTAGTCCTTAATCCTTTTCATAAGACTATTTATACGGGTGTTAAGAGCCAGATATACCAGAGATGGAGTAACCGGGTCTTGTTATAACAAATGGCCCAGTCCCTAATGGTTGCAGTGTACCTGATGCTCTTAATTCATCTACAGTAAGAGTCAATGTACCATCAACGTTATCTGGAGAATTCGAATAGGTATCAGTATACGTGACTCTAAAGGTCAAAACAGTTGCGCCGCCCACACTGTTGTCAGCCACATTTGAAACCACTTCGATTCTATATTGATTTGCTGAATACGGAGCACTAGAGGTCAAGTTAAAAAATGTTTGATAACTATTTGTCAAATTATAAAAATTCAATACTGCGGTATTTCCACCAAAAGCCACTGTACCAGCAGTATCTAGTATATTTGACCATGAAGAATTTTGTGGACTTGCTGTACCACCTGTTCTAGAACTTGCACACCTTACCTTGCTGCCGCTGTTAAAAAAGTGACGAGCTTGATCAGCTGTGGAAAAAGTCACTGTAACTGTTGCTGTAAGACTTGAATTCCATGCTGTAGAACGAGTAGCCGACGTGGCTGACTCAACAACAAATTGGCCAGTGCCTATATTAAATTTATTTGCAATTGCAGTATCTGCTTGAGTGTTGTATTGATTGTTGGGATGTCCTGCACCAAATCTCACAGGTTGCCCTGATACTGCATTGACAATAGTTGGTGATAAGCCATCTTGATGAAGTCTAGCGTTGAATATGTCAAATCTCAAATTGTCCCATTGTACTTTTGTCACTGTATTGCCAAAGGCCACAGCCGAACTTAACAGTGTTTGGCCGTAGCCCGATTGGCCGGCTCCTGTTCCCATAATACCAATAATTTTTGTTCTTATTGTATTATAGTCTACTGCTTCAATTATTGATCCTGTACCTGCAGCCATTTTAAATCCTTACAATATTACAGCTTCAACAAGTTTCACACTTGTATCGCTATTAGATTCTAATGCCACTGCAAACACTTCACTGGAATGGTGAACTGCTACAGAAGCACAACCGTCATTGGCTGCTATTAGATTGTCTCCCTTTTTAACTGATCCTATTACTTTTACTGGAACTCGACCTTTAAGGGCAATATATGTACCGCCTTCTAGATCTCGATTCATCATAAATGCAGGATTAGCACTTACTACACCAATAGCACGTTTACCCCAAGTGCTAGCAGTGACTTCTTTTTCGCCGCCGACAACTACCACTGTGCCGGTATCGTATTCTTGATCTGTTAGGTACTTTTCTGCAAGGTCAGCATACTGTGCTGAAGTAGCAGTTCCATTTAAAACATTACAATAAATGTTAGAACTTGCATCCCTAATCACAACAGTGTTAGCTGTTGAAGTACTAGCTGCTGTTCTATACGAGCCGCTCCACAATAGTGTGTCTGCTTGGGTAGCTGTGCCGGTGAATTGATTGGCCACTAGATTACCACTAGCATCTCTTAGCGCAATGGTATCGGCAGCAGCAGTAACATCTTGTATTTTATTATTCAATTGCAAGGCATTACTGGCCGTTCCGTTTACAGATCCCACATATACCGCTGTACCTGCACCTGCACCGGAATTTAATACAGTGACTCCTGTGGACGAAATTATATTACCAGTCAACGATCCGTTGACTGAGCCAGTGACGTTGCCAGTGACGTTGCCAGTGACGTTGCCAGTGACGTTGCCAGTAAGAGCCCCATTAAATGTGGTAGCAAACACTGTGGCCCATCTTGCAGATGTAGCACCTAGATTTCTTGCATTGTTTGCTGCTGGGTAGATGGCATCTGCACCAAATACATAGTCTCTATCACCGCCAGATGTCACAATTCTCACTGTGATTGTTTGAGATCCAGAAGATCCTAGTTGATTAGAAATAATCGGTTGATCACCGGATTCAACAAATACTTTTAAATCATCAGTGTCACCCAAGGTGTAACCAACATCATAAAACTTGGCACCGTTTGGAAACAGTGCATTGGTATTTCTTAGATATTCACTGGCTGCAAATCCTCCTAGTTTAGCTGCATTAGAAGTTGTGCCCCAATGAATATGATCATCTGTGGTCACCCCGGTAGACGGAGTATTGATTAAAGTAAGACCTTTCTTGATTTCACTAAAACCAGTAATAGGATTCACTGACGGACTCAATGTAAACGCAGTCTTGCTCATTATATATTGCGTATCGCTGCTAACAGTAAATTTAATAATTGTGTGATTTACGTTACTGACATCTTTTACTACCACCACTTCTACAGCTGTGGCTCCGGGGTCTTCTGCTATTTGCGGTCCTACCAGCACAAAGGATGTACCATTAGATACATACAGTTGCTCAGTGGTAGTGTCTAGCCAAAAATCTCCTGCAACAAGTCCGGAAGGTGCTGTTGCACTAACTTCCGATCCGCCAGATGTTCTAAATCTAGATCCATCATAGAATTTAATCTTTTTGTTTGTGCTGTCGTACCAAACTTGACCTAACACAGCTCTCGGTGGAGCAGAAGTATTGGCAAAATTCTCTAAAAGGTGTAAGAAATTTTCGTTCTGTACTTCGCCATAGCCTGCGTAATTTTTACCTAAGAAGCGTAGATCAGTAGTGGTATCAATGGTACCGTCTTCTACTGAGACTAAAAACGTGCCATTAAATCTGTCTACTTGATATGCCATCAATCTACTCCAATATTATTCTATTATTTATCTGAGCAGATTTATTATAATCTACCCACTGCAACTTCAATTACACCTTCTGTGCCATCGAAATCACCAAGTGCTTTGCCTATTACAGTGCCCATTTGTGGAGTTTGGACAGTTCTAGCAAAACCATTTCCTCCGCTAATTAACATATCACCTTTTCTGATTGAGCCTCTAACTTTACAGGGTGTTCTTCCTTGTAATGCTACAGCGGCCACATATGTTCCTTGACAGTTACTGTTCATTAAATAAGCAGGATTTGTAGTAACAACTCCTGCTACTCTGTTGGTGCCATCTTGTGCAAGTGTAACTTCAAATTCGCCGCCAAATTCTAGCACTGTGCCAGGAGGATACTCTGCATCTGCAACATAGTTTTCAGCTAAGTCAGCATATTGTGCGCTGGTTGCAACACCGTTAAAAATATCTGCATACACACTGCCAAACGTTCGTCCTGGTAGTCCTATATTACATTTGCTTGAAACATCTCCTACAAAAGTAGGATCTGCTGAGCCGCCTGCGGCTAGCGCCACCGAGCTTGAAATAAACTCAAAACTTGCTTCATCACCAGTTTGAAATGCATCGTTGATACTGATTGTAAAACCCAACCCGTTAGTAATAGCTAGAGTAGGAGAGTTTCCATTTATAAACAAATGAATTTCGCCTGCATCTCCAATCGTTGCGCCTGCATCTGTAATTGAAACTCCTGCTAATGTTCCCACTGAAGTCAAAGATGAATCAATTATTCCAGCAGCTAATGTTGATCCGCTCAAAGTGCTGGCTGCGGCGGTAACTGTGATGTCTTGTGATCCGTTAAATTGCACGCCGTTGATGGCTCTTCCAGGAGTTAATGTGCTAGCCTGGGCGGCAAGACCGCTGAAAGTAAAACCTTGTATATTATTGGCTACAAGACTGTAAAATGTACTTGTACCAGATATTGCAGTAACATTGCCTGTTAATGGTCCAATAAATTGGTCTGCTGTTATCGTTCCGCCTGCAAAACTACCCGTACTATCTCTAGCAACTACCTTACCTATGGTGTTAACTGAGGATGCATCTACTGACCAAGTGGTCGCTGCACTGCCGTTAAAATTGCTGCCTGTTAAATATGTACCTCTAGTTAGAATACTAGGAGTATTAGCAGTAACAGTAATATCATTATTGCCATCAAAATACGCACTGTTAATAAATCTTCCGTTCTGCAATCTAGTAGCGGTGGTTGAATTACCTGATAGATTGCCAGAGATCACTGCGTTTGTTGATAGCGTAACACCTTTTTGTAACTCATTAAAACCAATAATAGCATCTAAAGTATTGATTGTAAAAGTATCCGAACTGTGTATGGACAATACTTCATCATTAACCAACACCAACAACACTGCATGATTGACACTGTTAGTATCTCTTAAAATTGCTGCTTTGATCCTCGTTTCACCGAAACCAGATACTCCCTCGGGTCCTACAAGTGTCCATCCTGATATATTAGAATAAACGTACAATTGTTTGGTTGAGATTTTATACCAGAGAGCACCTTCAGTTGGGCCGGGCGGTGCATTTTCCGAAGCTGTAGCAGCTCCCACAGGCACCCAATTGATTCCATCATAGGTATTTAATTTGTTATTGGCACTGTCGTACCAAGTTTGTCCTTCTACAGCACGAGCTGGAGGATTTGTTCCGGCAAAATTTTCCAAGAGAAACACAAAATTTTCATTCTGGGTTTCTCCATAGCCCACATAGTTTCTACCAACCAATCCAATACTTGTAGAAGTATCTAAAGTTCCGTCTTGAAGAACAACAAGTTCTGACCCGCTATATTTGTTTATAATGTATGGCATTGATTCGCTCCTTATGTATTTAACTTAAGAGCTAAATGTCCAGACACCTGCCTGTAGTATAAAAGTTTTAACAGTTCTAAAAACACTGATAGGTTGTGCAGAAACATTAATAGGACTCACAATTGTTTGATTTGTTATAGCAAATGCAGTTCCTGTTGGAGTAACAAATTCAGCAGTAGTTGGAGCTCCGAGACTAGTAGTGGCGGTAGAACTTATGTTTGCAAGCCTTGTACACAAGATTCTAGCCAATGTACCGTTTTCGTATTCGTTTACAGGAGCCAAACTGGTTAAAATTGCAGCAATGTCGCCGTCGGTTGGAAAATCTGATACATCTATACTAAATACCAATGAACGAGTTCTTACCACATTTAGAACATATTTCTTGTTGGTAGCTTCGGATAATTCAGTAGCACTTAATGCGGTACCAATTGATCCAGTATTTTCAGTAGTTTGTACAGGGGAATTTTGACTAGTAGTAATCAATCCTGTTAGCAAAGGTGAACCAATTAATACAATGTTTCCAGTACCGTCGGGTGCTAGCTCTAGATCTAGAGAACCTATGGTAGATATTCTTTGATTGTCTATAAAAACGTTGTCTACTGACAAATTTATTAAAGTTCCTACATTGTTTAAATTAGGAAAAGAACTTGAAAAACATTGTGTTGAAGTTAACACTGTATTTCCAGCAATTTTATAATTTTGCCCTGCGGCTAAATTGATATTTTCTGTGCTGAACCATCCAACATTTTTATCCCAAGTAAATTCATGGTCACTGGTTCCTCTTAAAATGAGGCCGCCGCCATCGGCGTATTCATCGGTATTAGAAGAACTATCACCGAGACTGGCTAAAACAACATTTTTGTCTTCGATAGTAAGTACGCTGGTATTAATTGTGGTTGTATTTCCTTGAACCACAAGATCACCTACCACTGTTAAACTACCCCCAACTGTGGTTAAACTATCAGTAAATCCGTCATAAATTTTTACTTCTCGAGTTGGTGAAACAATGTTAACCGCTGTTTCGCTTACAACTCCTTTTTGTACAGCAAAACTAAGATTCTTATTTGAAGCTGTGTTATACAATCTCACATTACCGGCAGCAACGTTAAATGCTCCTTCAGTACCAGCTCCTACATTAAGTCCACTGTTGTTGGTAATGATCAACGGTTCTGCAAAATTGTTTGCTTGGTCGCGACGAGCATAAAGAGATGCAGTAACATTATCAAGTCGATCTGCGTTAGTTGCAGTGACATTGAATTTTATGCCTGCTAGTGTTCCAGCATTAAATCCAGGAACAATACTTCCGCCAAAACCTTCTATGTTTAATTTAGGCGTAAATGCGTCTTTGGAAAATATTCCTAACAAAATTCCATTGTTGTATAAGTAGGTTACAACACGGGATGCATTTAACGAATCTAAAATAGTTTCAACTTTGAATCCACTGAGTCCTTGTGCCTGAGAATAAGCAGGACCAAGTAAAATAAAACCAACGCCGTCATAAAAGTATAATTGTTTACTAATGTTGTTAAACCATAAATCTCCGGCACCCGGTTGAGCGGGCTGAGAATTTGAAATACTAGCTGAACTTACCGGAACAAATCCTGTACCGGTGTAAACTTTTAGTTTTGCTTCGCTGGCATCAAACCATATCTGACCTCTAATTGGATTCTCGGGTCTACTAGTACTTGCAAAATTTTCTAAAAGTTTTATAAAATTTTCATTTAACGATTCACCAAAGCCACTGTAATTTTTTCCTATTAAGGTAATGTCGGTTGTTAAGTCATCAACTTGACCGTCGGCCACAGTAGCTAATAATGTTCCGTCTGTTTTATTAATTGAATACGCCATTTTTTATCCTTTAGAATGCAGGTGGTCCTGACCTAATAATGTAGTTTATAGTTAGAAACGGATTCATCAATGAAAATGCGTCACTTAACGGACTTGTGGTTTTGATACCTCCCGAATTAGGAAGATAATTAAATCTACCTGCTGCTGTTGGTCCTGCATCTAAAAATGCACCGAAATCAGTTGGTAAAGCAGTATCTAACTTTACAGCAGCATATTGACCGCCTGTACTACCTACCATATCGTGCTCATGATCTGGTAGATTTCTAATCAACAATGTTTGAGTCGACGCACCGCTGGACTGACCAACATTCTGAGGTTCAGTTCCGGATACTCTTCCTACCACTCCGCCACCGCCTTCTACATATCCCCCAGTACTGTTAGGCACTGTAATACCATTATCCATGTTATCTCTTCCTAGAGCAAATCTACCTCTTAGATCAGGAATTCTAAAAGTATTAACTCCAACTAATGGATCATTGCCGTTGTAGGTTGTGCCAATAATATCGTATAAATCAGAAAATTTTCCTCTTTCTACTTCGCCGCCATCGCAGAACAAAAATCCATACGGAGCACTGGAACCTGCATAAGGAAGAATAGCACCAATTGGTAATCCTAGGTCAGCTATGAATGTATCTCTAGATTGTTTAAGTAATCCGCTGGTACTTGATCTAAAAACCAAAACAAAATCATCTGTTTTAGATCTATT